CAAAGTCAAACTGTTGATAATGGGCACAACCACTTGTGTGCCTTCGATCAAAGTTCCCACGGGAATTTTGAGTTTTGGCACCGCTACCCATCCGTTGCCACGCGGCGCGAGCTCAATGTCTTGGTCTGTGTTCTTGCCATAGATGGTTTCATCTATAATGTAGAGATTGCCAAGATCAATGTTGCCGGTTAAAGCTATATTAGCAAATATACTGTTGCCATTGGCATACAAATAGCTGTTACCTAGGAAATTATTAGATGTGACGTTGCCTGTATAGGAGGTTAAGAAGTTAGCAACATTGGCATTACTATAAGTTCCTGGCTGAATTGGTAATCCAGTTAATTGGCTGCCATCGCCAATAAAATAATTAGCAGATACGTTGCCAACTATACTTACTACTGTGCCATTGAATGTTAAATTGCTTGAACCAGTGAATGATCCATTGCCATCATTGATTTGTATGGAGTTTGTAGGACCACCTGGTACACCATTGCCACCACCGCCTGTATTAATTAAGATACCGCCAGGGGTATTGCCGTCACTATAATAAAAAGCATTGGTATCTGGATTCCACCAAATACGATCTTGTTGGCCAACATAGTTAGCGCCGTTAGCGTTGTTATCGCGACTAGTAAAAAGATTTTGTATGAAGCTCATTAAACGACCCCTTAGTCGTCTAACGGTTCGTCGTTAGCGAGTTCTTGAATTACTGCTGGATTAATGCCTGCTGCTCTACGCAGAGCAACAATTTCATCTTCCTTAATTGGCATTTCTTGCTCACTGTTATCAGCATCCATTTCCGCTGTATGATCATACACATTGTCAACGTCAACTGCTTTTTTAAGCAATTCAATTTTTAACTGTAGTGGCGGAATAAACACGCCGTCTGGTTGTTCAGCAGCACCATGTTGATCAACTACTTCGCCGCTTGGTTCAGCTTGAACTACTGCCATTTGAGGTTGTGCCGATTGAACCTCACTTTGGCCGTGTTGTTCGAGTGTGTCTGCTAATGCTCTTAATATTTCTTCAATTCTCATGTTATAGTATCCCTGCCGCAGCTTGAATAGCTTTGATAGCTTCATCTTGCTCGTAATATGTTTTTGTTGGCAAACCGGCAGCCACACGCATTTCATTCAAGTCTTCGTCGTGTGTCTTACGGTATTCTTTTGGCGATAAAGGAACTATACGCTCAAATTCTTCTTGTGTAAAAGGTAATTCCTTACCTTCATAAACCATAGTCCAATCTTTTGGTTCAAACTCTGTTAATGTTGCTAAATCATCTAATAGTTGTTGTACATGAGCGCCCGCACTACTGCGTCTACGGATTTCAACATACACCAAAAATCGATTAGGTTTAATCTCACCTGGACTACGATCAGCGTCGATAACAAAGTCATAGCCTTTTTCAAACCAATTCATCAGGTCTTTGGCAGCTTTTTGATCGCGGATAAAAAATGAAATAACAATGATATCATCGTCTTCGCCCATCTTACTGGTAAACTCGTCAATGTGGATTGTTGGCTTTAGCAAGCCTTCCATGTCTTTATATTCTAAAGTTTCAAATATAAAATTAGAGTTGTGGTTCTGGTTGTCCATTGTCTTCATAATCTGGTTGTGTTTGTTCTTTATCTAAATCATTGCTATACGCATCGTCCAAGGATTCTAAATCAATTTCTTCCTCTTCTAATTCGATACTACCTGTACGAATATCACTCATTAAACTCTTGGGCATAGTAATTTCTACTAGCCAAATTTTCTTTTCGATAATTCTAGCAATTTTTGTACCAGGACGATAATCTTTAGGATCCTCAATTTTAATAGGAATCTTCATGTTAGTTTTTTTAAATTTTACTTCACAATCAAAAGGTAATAATCTGCGAGCCCCACGAGGGTCTGGCATTAAATTCTCTGGCCACATAAAAATACAAGAAACTTTATATTTAGAAATGGTAGGACCTTGTACTAGCTCACCAATTTCCCAGTTCTTAAATGCATATAAATCTAAGGAGTCTAAAACACGCTCAAAATCAAGCAAAGTTAATAAAGTACCGTCACTAAGATAGATGTCCTTAATATTCTGTGCGACCTGCCAATAATCGGAGTGATCCTTGAATACTTCAGAGTCAAAAGGTTTATTTGCCATAGTATTGTATTTAGTGGAATAACGAATATGAGTTAATAATGATTTTTATAGAAATTGCTGACTAGCTCTTTACTTATCCTGGTTTTACGGTTCAATAACACCCATAGAATATAAAAAACTAGGGTATTAAATACTTTAGACAGCATGGTGCTGTCGGTAGCATCCTAACTTCTACAAGAGGATTGAATGAGTAGACAAAGAGCAGCAAAATCACAAAGACGCCAAGCGTCATTCCAAGAAAATACAATAAGTTTCGATCAAGCAAAACCAATTAAACAACGCCCAATTGATATAGTGCCCCGTACACGAAATCAAGAACGCTTGGTACTGGCTTTACAAGATGATTCACAACATATTGTAGTTACAGCTGGTCCAGCGGGCACAGGTAAAACTTATCTTTGCATGTTGGCAGCTGTTAAAGCATTTCGTGAAGGAGCAGTTGACCGTATAGTATTAACTCGCCCTGCTGTTGAGGTAGAGGGAGAAAAACATGGCTTTTTGCCTGGTGACTTAAATCAAAAAATGGATCCGTGGGTTAGACCATTAACGGATATTTTGCGAGAGTATTATCGTCAACCGGACATTCTAGCTATGATAGACGAGCAAAAAATAGAGATTGCCCCACTTGCTTTTATGCGGGGGCGCACTTTAAAAAATGCTTATATTATCGCTGACGAAATGCAAAATGCGACACCTGCCCAATGCAAAATGCTTATGACCCGTATTGGGGAAAATAGTAAAATTGCTATAACAGGTGATGTGGAACAAGCTGACCGTATTAAAGGCAACAATGGCCTGGCAGATTTATGCCAAAGATTGAGGAAAGGGGGTGTAAAAGGTATAACTGTATGCGATTTAGATAGTCGCGATATACAGCGGCACAAGATTATTGATTCTGTGCTAGACCTTTATGCCGACTGACCAGTAATTAACTCGTAAATGTGTTTCCAGTTCTTTACGAGCGTTACTCCAGGATGGTAATGATGCATGTTGTGGCCGTGCTCTATAAGTAGGGAATTTAATCCATACTTGTATCCGGCCTCAGCATTTTCGATTTTGTCTTCAATCCAATACAGTCCAGTACCTTCATATTCTTCTAGAGCTTCATCTTTATGAGCGCCAGTATCTAAACATACTATACGCTCAAAGGTATCTGGACCAAATATTTTGTTTATATTCATTTCCCTTAAACGCTGAGCATTAGGATCTAAACTCAACGAAGTAATACAATGGAATTTATATCCGTGTTCTTCGTGTAATCGTTTGACATAGAACATAGCATCACGCTGAGCAGGAAGGAATCCAATAGCCGCAGATTCGTTAAAAATGCGTATTAGCTTGACTACTTGTTCACGAGGTATGCCATAACGAATAGACATATCGTAGTTGAGTTTGGAGCCGGGAACTTCTTCGAATCCATGTTCTTGCATCCAAACATTAAAAGCCCATTCCCAATCCAACAAACAACCGTCAGCATCAGTTAGGATAAGTTTTTTTCTATTTCTATATTTCGATTTCATATTATAATTATAATATAATATGAATTGTTTGTCAAGTTAGTCCTTACTAACTTCTGTCGGGGCTTCTGCTTGGGGCATAGCATGTCCATTTTCCTGGAGCAATCGTTCCATGATATTAGTATAAAATGGATAGTAGTAACCTACTATTCGCTCCCAATCTTTTGGAATCGTAGTATCCCGTAAACTTGCTTTAAGGACTTTTTGTTCTTTGAAGTCTAAAATAACATTGACCGTTTGCCAATCTTTGGTGCGTATCTTATTAGATACGACCATGGCTTCATCGATTTTTCCAGATGCTTGGGTATAGTAAGTTAAAAATAAGTATCTCATAGCTGGCATAACTCTGTAATCGTTGCCGAAATATTAATTTCTTGATCGGCTACCATAGGAACACTGGCATATCCATTGCGTATAATAATAATTGCTTGATCCTGTTTTTGTGGGTCTGTGCTCCATAAATCTAAATTATCATACATCCACCTAAACATACTATCCATATCTTCTGTGTTAGCTTGACTACAGATAATCCTACGAGCTTCGTTAGTATTACCAGCTTTGAATAATGCTACAGCATCTAACTTCCAGTCTTTAACTGCGCTGTCGTTTTCGCCTGGTTTTTCTAGTGTCCCAGACATACTATTAGGTTGTAATAAGTTAAGGCATTTACGCAAGTCCGGATAAGTTGCCTTGACATAACTATCCAACGTATCCAAATCAAATTCAACTTCCTCTGTGACTAATACTGTGGCTACACGGGCAGTAAATTCTGTAATATCTGTTTTTTCAATATGAAAACCTTGACAGCGACTATGTAGAGCTGGCATAATTTTATTAGGATAATTACAAGTTAAAATAAAACGAACACTTTCAGAATAGTCTTCCATTAAGTTACGAAGTGCTGGCTGAACAGAATTAATATTCATATAATCAGCTTCGTCGATTAACACTACTTTAAACTTACCAAATGGCATAGTGCTACAGAATCCGATTAATTTATCGATCCACTCTACTTTGCGAGCATCTTTAGAACCGTTGGCTGCCATAACATCATATTCGTCTACACCAAGTTCATTAATTAGTAATTTAGCCAGTGTAGTTTTACCTGTACCTGGACTGCCGCTTAATAATAAGTGCGGAATAATTCCTTGTTTAATCCATGTCGTAACCTGTTGGCGTTGACCTTCGTCAGTAAACACATAGCCATCAACTGTGTTAGGTCTATATTTTTCTGTCCAGAGTTGATTCATTTATATTTTCCTTTAAACCATTTAATTAATACTGTAAGTAGGGCTGGATGATGGGGACAGCGACCTTGCCTATAATCGCAAGCAGGAGTATATTCTTGACCGCAAGTTGAGCAGTCTATTTTTTCAGTACTCTTAACAGTCTTTCTTGTTCCCAAATCTCTTCTCCAGCAAATTTTGGCAATGACGCATATACATCATCTAAGTAACATTTTAACATATATAAATCTTGTTTACAATTCATTCCGGTAAAACCGTCATTGTATGGTGAAGTTATTTCGGTTACTGATTGCCCAATTGCTTGATAAGCAGGGTTTAGATTGGGTTGTTTAAATCCCATTAGTTTGGTATTTCTTTTTTGTCGACATGAACGGCAGTAGATACGCCTTCTAGTGTTGGACACTCTATTTCGTCTGATACTAATAAAACATCTTTTGGATCTATCTTGCGTATGGTGGTTTTACCATTTTCGTCTTCGATATCTATCCCACGAGTCCATCTACCGTGAGCTACTAATATCCATTGACCTACACTAACATCTTCCTGTTTATGACCTATAGCGTATACTTTGCCCCAGCGAGGACGTATGCCATTGCCTTTCCCGTTATCGTTAAGTAATAATATTCCTCCGGTACTAATGCGTTCATCGAAAGCCATTTCATGTACTAAGATATGATCTTTTACTGCCTTGATTTGATTCTTTTTTAATTTGTGCGCTTCAAACTGATGCTTCATTTAAATCTTTCTAATAGGTTTATCTTGTAGTTGTTGACGAGCTGTTTTTTCTAATTCTTGTTTAACTGTTTTAGATTTGGCTATTGCCGCTGCCAAACCAACTGCTTCTTCGGGGGCTACCGGGGCTGATACTATTTTTTCTGCTTCTACTGGATTTGCCCCTGGGATATGTACTACTTTTTGTTCGGGTACAAAGTTTGCGGCAGCCTGTGCTTTGGCTTCGCGAGTGCTAGAATGAACTGGACCGTCTGCTACATTAGTTTGTCTCTGTATGCGCCTTTGTAGTTGCTGATTCTTAGGATCGATAACATTTCCCTGGCTATCGATGCGGTCACCGCGTGCATTTACGCCCATATTCCCCACAGCTCGTACATTTTCGTTTTGTAATCGCATAGATCCAAAATCAACTGTTTTACCCCTAGCTGTTTTATAAATTTTCGTAGTCATAATACTCTCCTGAATTGTCCATGTATTTAACGCAAAAATTCATTAATGTTTAATTTATAGAAAATGCTGTTTATACGATGTAACCCCAATTTATACAAAATAAAACTAGATACACTGGATCCACGGCCCACTCCCCATATTACATGATTAGCTCGCATTATATCCACTAGATATTTTAAAAATTTAAGCAGTTCAAATAGGTTGCGTTCTTGATACAGCAATAATTCTTCACCGCAACGTTGTAGTTCTACGTCATTATCACATAAATCTAAGATATATTGGGCTATGTCCATGTCCTTATATTCTTGGGGCATGTGCCAGTTTTGCTGATTAGCATGATCCCAATCTGGAATTAGTTGATCGTCAACATAATTGTAACAAATAAATTTATTGGGGAAATCATCTACAAACTCAACTATCTTTTCTATGTTAACTGTGCTGTCTACTATCATATTATCTAACGAACTAATATCACGGCCTTGCATTAACAAGTCCGCTACATCATTGTCGTTAAAAATTATTTCGCTGTAATTATTCTGTTTCATCTAATTTTTTAAAATCGGCAAATACTACTGTGTTACCAAATTCTTCTTTGTTAGGTTTGTCTACTATGTCTTCGGTATCGGGCCATTGTAAATCTAAATCACGCCATACACTTCCATGATACATTGTAACAATTTTATCGTTATCCATCAAGTCGGTTTCACAATGTGTCAAATCTGGAGTACTCCACCAAGCAGGTTCTTCTATATTTTCGATATTTTCGTTATCGCTATGTATATAAATTATTCCTTCGCCGATTTGACTGCTAATTTCTACTTCACCTATTATAATGCGATTTTCCATGATGGCACCTAATTTAATAGACAACATTATGCCCACTAATTGGTCTACTGGATCGCCTGGAAAAGTTGTAATTTTAATTCCAGCGTCAATATATCGTTTACATTGTTCTTCATGAGCAGAATTAATAAAAATGGAACTATCTAATTCATTATACACAAAATATTTCATACGGTCAAATGCTATATTATTAGCTTCGCTATCTGGAGTATTAGTTAACATATAAATTTTAGCTACATAATTGTTCATCTGCATTTGATCATTGAAATAAATGCCGGCAGTAAAATTTAGCGGGTATTGTATTCTTACATTCATGTGATATCAATCATTCCATCAAAATCAGTACCAGATTGTGCGGCTTTCATTTTAGCTTGATATTTGTTTTGATAAGTTTCTAAAGCCATACGAATTTGATTACATAAATCGTGATTGGCCAAACGATAAGCTATGCTAAGTTTTTTGTTTAATTCGGTAATCTTACTAGACAATTCATCGGTAGTAAGATTATCAATATTGGGAATAAGCGGATGTTCCATATACTAATTGTATAGGAAAGTTTGAGTTAAGTCAATGGCTTTGGTTAGGCAAATACACAACCGTTGTTGCCTATACAGAACCAATGGGTACTAGCCCAGCGCAAAGTACAAGCCTGTCCGATTTCTGAAAATGTTATAGTACCGGACCCAGATGTTTTCCACCCAGCAGTAGCAACAGTGATGACCATATCACCACCATCGCCAAGCATAATAAATTCTTTAATTTGGCCGCCAACCCCGTCGGCTAATGTAGCAGTCCATGCGCTGGTTGTAGTAAATTTAGTACCAGTTGTTGCTAAACTACAGGCTTGTCCCGAGGCTGTAAGAACTTCACCGTTATTGTTAAATGGCGTTAATATTTCATTATTTTGTGAAAGTGAAATAGTATTGCCGTTGTTATAAGTTGTAAATGTAAATGTATAAACACCGGTGGCCGCAAAATATATTATTGGGTTGGATGTCCCGGGGTTAGTATTTACTAGTCCTTGTACCCCAACACTATTCACACTGACTGCCGCTGGAAATGTTACAGTATGTGCTTTATTAGTTACAGTAATTTCTACAGTTACAATACCAACTTGACCAGCAATAGGCCAATTACTGAATGCTAAAGATAAATTGCCGCCTGTTGTAACTGTTTGGTAATGTCCGCTAGCATAATTAATATTTACGGTTCCAGTTAAAGTGCCGAGAGATACTGCTGTTAACGCAAAGTCAGAAATAAGTGCGTTACTCAATGGTGAGTTTAACATATTATTCTGTACTGTAAGGTTAGCGCCACCCGATAATTGGCTATTTAAAATAGCTTGATTTTGTAAGGCTGTAATTTCTTGTGCGGCAAATTGAAAATTGGTAGAGGTATTTGTGAAATTATCACGGAAACCTTGTGAATTATTGTCTTGCCCAGCAACTGGATAAGCGCCGTTAATGTTATTTGGGTTAATTTGACTAGTCATTTTTGTTCCTGGTTATTGATACTATTTAGTTGGGTTAGCTACTAGGCGGCACTTATATTGACACTAGTCAACCCAACTGCTCCGCTAATACTAGCATTATTAGCGGTATTGAATGGTTGATATGCAAAATTATTTGGGCCGCCATGTAAACTAAGCGTATTACTATAATCTGTGCTATTTCCAGTATCATATAGCATATTAGGTGTGCTATAATTCATTACTTTTTGTCGTATTTGTGCTGGGGTAGCATTGGGATATATCTGTAATAATTGAGCGCAAAGTCCTGCTACATTTGGGCTTGCCATACTAGTGCCACTAATACTCATTATTTTATAACTACTGTTAAATGGGTACAAGGTTGTAGCACCAAACTGATTGGTATTAGACGTAGTGCTAACAATATTGGTTCCCGGAGCCCAAATATCAACTCGTGGGCCAGATTCTGAACTATCAGACTTTTGTTCAGGAGTGTCTGTAGCAGTACTTACATTACCAACACAGATTACACCTTCTGTACAAGCCGGTGATCCACCCCGCATATAATACAGGTTAGCTGCGCCAGTGGTAGTAAAATAATTATCATAGTCTAATCCACCAGGATTGTCAACAGTTTGATAATAATTTCCAGCTGCTCCACATAATACAACTCCAGCGGCCAATAGTTCAGCAACATCAACATCTACCGAACTTACTCTTATTCCAAATCGATTTCCTGATCCGCCTATCATTCCATAAGCAGCTATTTTGCTGCTTGTAACGGTAGTATTACCACGATAAGTTACACTAGCAATACTACTAAATGTATTTACATAACCCCAACTCATGTTTACTACTGTAGGTCTTTTGAAACCGGTAGCTGGATCAATGGGTTTATTATTATGCCAACCTTTAATGGTATCAAAACAGTCAGTTACAGAAATTCCAATAGTAGGACTCACTGTTAATCCACTAACTGACATTACATATATCCTTGAATTTTTTGCTCGACCGTATGTTTTTCCGGCAGCGATTCCAGCACAATGCGTTCCATGCCCATCATTATCTGTATAAAAACTGGCAAAAGCTGGCATGGTTCCAGATACTCCACTAGCGGTATACCAATTAATTTGTTGTACTCTTGTTACACCGTTAGTATCTGTAAATTCAGGATGATCAATCTGACAACCAGAATCTGAAACTACAAAATCAACTCCGCTACCATCTAATGGATAATTGTATGCTAGTGTACCCGATGCCAATGGTGTATTGTTTGTAGTTGAATTTAATCTAAATAAGCCCCAGTTGATACCTAGATTATTAGCAGGATTAGTTCCTGGTGATTTATAATAAAGCCCAGTTTGTGTTACACTAGGCATAATTTCGATATCATTGCGATGCTCTGGTGGGAGTTCTACACAATATACTCTAGGATCATTTCGTAACTTAGTTGCTTCTTCGTCAGTAAGATCATACCAACATTGACGTAAACTACTAGGTCTTTCGTTAACAATGTCTACTGCCCGGTTAGGGACATAAGTGCTACCCGATCCGTTAGTTTCTATTTCATTCCAAAAAGCATCGTAGTCAACACCATCGTTAAGTGCTACATTATATGTTGTCATATTAAATTAAGTTACCCCAAGCTCCGTTTTCGTAGCCTTGGAATTTATTCAAAGAACTGTTATAGATTATGTCACCGTTAACTGGTATAAGATTAGCAATATTAGCAGTTGTCAATGCAGGTAAACGGAATGTTCCGCCGCCAGTTACCTGGACTGAAACACCCGCCGACAAAGTTAAATTAGTTGCGGCACTAACGGTAGGAGTACCAGCACCACCACCTAAAAAGTTATTAGCTGTAACATTACCAGTAACACTGATAGCACCGCTGGCAATTACATTGCCAAGCACACTAATGCCTGTTGATGTGTTGATATTTAATACAGTAGTACTAAATGGGCCTACCCCAACACTTACATTGCCGCTGCTTGCTATACTAATTCTGCTAGTTCCATTGCTTATGTTACCAATAAAATTACTTGCGGTAACATTACCAGCAACCACCATAGCATTTGTAGCTGAGTTAAATGTTAATCCAGCACTGGCGCCAGCATTGCCGCTATTGTTATATAATACTTGTGTGTTGCTTCCAGGTACTACAATGTTGCCACTGATATTACCTTGGAAGGTGCCAATAAAGAATCCAGCTGTTGTAATATTACCTGTAGAGCTTATACCAGCATTAGCAAAAACACGATTTGCAGTTACATTACCTGCTGTCGACATGCCAGTAGTAAAGAATGTAGCTGATTGAGTATTAGCTACTGTAACAACAATATTACTATCCAAGCTAGCAATATTGATACTGCTGTTACCATTAATAATCTCACTGTCTAATCCAGTAGATATGCCAGTTAGTTGACTACCATTACCAATAAAATAATTACCACTGATATTAGCTGTAGTTGTTATATTACCAGTTGTTGTAATAACTGCGTTGCTGTTGCTACCAAGATAAGCAAATACATTAGTATTACTGTAGGAGCCAATAATATTACCAGCACTAATGCCAGTTAGCTGACTACCATTACCAATAAAATAATTACCAGCTATATTACCTGTAGCAGTTATAGTATTTAGACTAGTTAAATTTCCCGAGAATGTTGGCAAATAATTTGCGACATTGGCGTTACCATAATCAGAACCAGCGATAACACTATAAGTAAGTTCTTTTGTTGTTGTATTATAATATACAGTATTAGTAACATTACTATTATCATTTCGAATTGGCGAAATGTATAATCCTGAATTAGGAGCATCCAACGGAGTTATATCGCCATTGATAACAATAGCGTTGTTAGCTACTGATGGGTAACCAGCAAATGATCCAATAGCTATTGAATTAGATCCTTGATTTAAATTACCAGCATATGCACCAATAGCAACCGCATATTGTTTTTGATCCTGATAACCAGCTTGCCATCCAATAGCAATAGCAGAATTACCTTGTGTAGTATTACCAGCACTATGACCAATTGCTACAGCTTCTTTACCTTGACTAATATTTCCAGAATTTCGGCCCACAGCTACAGCGTTAGCACCTTGACTGACATTGCCTGCGCTTCGTCCAACTGCTACAGAACTTTGACCTTGGTTATCATGTCCAGCATATTGTCCAAGAGATACAGCGTTACTACCTTGAGAAAATCTTCCAGAATACGCACCGATAGCTACAGCGTCAGAGCCTTGACTAGAGTCTCCACTAACCAACCCAATACTAATGGCATTATTACCTTGATTATTAAGTCCTGCTTGTGAGCCAATAGCTATTGCATATGAGCCTTGATTATTATTACCAGCTGCGGCATTTCCTATAGCAATAAAATTTATATTTGATGAAAATCCAGCATTAGCTCCTAAACTAATAATTGGAGCCCGATTAAGTATAAGATTGGTCGAAGTATTTCCAGTAACACTTAGGCTGTTTAACACTCCAACACTAGTAATATTAGGTTGAGAATTATTATTAACAGTATTTGCTACGTTAGCAAAATTTGGTATAGCCGCAAAGTTAGCATCAAGCTCCGATAAAGGAATAGCGCCTGTTTGGTTAGCAAATGTATATGGTACAGTCATTTTTATCCTAGTAATTGTTTAATATATTTATCTTTGTATCCACGCTATTGCGTTCCTATCCACGCTACTGGGTCGCTGCTATTATTGTTCCACTGAATAAATTCATCATAATTGTTTATCCAATATACTTCTGTACCGCCAAATTCGGGCAATGGGTTAAGAATATCATATTTGGGAAATAATAGATATTTGTTGTAAGCATCGGTATTAGTATACACATCGGCAGGACTGCTAAATGTAAGGCTTCCTCCGTCAAATGTAGTATCAAATATAATAGTTCCGCCCGGAGTAAACACCACAGGTAAGCCGCCGTTATTAATCCAACCCACCCCTGTATTATTATTGTTTAACCATTGGGTAGCAGCTGGCACAGTTTCTCCTTTTCCAGGTACAGGGATAACTGTCCAATTAGCACCTGTTCCAGAACCTGTCACATTTATTCCAGAAACATTTGAATAAGTATTTCCATAGGCAAAAAGATTAGCTGTTCCTTCATAGAATGCGGATATAATATTACCTGTGTTACTAACAGTATTCACTGTAATCAAAACATCATTTAGAGGAGTTGATCCGTTTAAATTATTTCCTGTAATCCTAATTTGATTTCCAACAGCGTATCCATTTCCACTAGAGTTTAATATTAAATTATAATGATAGTTAATATCAAATGTAGTTGATTCGGGCGGAGTTGGAATCCATTGTTGATCCTCGGCGTCCCAATTAACTGTTAGGGCCCTATCTAATTCATATCGATCAGCTTGGAAGTCTACTTGATTTAACTGTATTCCAAATTGTGATTGTATGTTATATTGTATCTGTCCGCTTTTGCCTGGCAAGGTATATGCTATAACCCAAGCTGGAGTAAATCCTAAAACATTGCCATCGGTCTGTACTGATTGCATCCACAATGGTAATATATCACTTTCTTGCCCAACTACATCAATTACCTGATCACGCATATTTTCTAATGAATTAGGATAGACAACATCTATAGTTTGATTTTCTATAAGATAAGGCAACACCACTTCTTTACCAACACTAACTCCTTCATTATTAACCAATGTATCTATAATCTCAGAATATACTACTTCGTAAATTACATTACCGGTTACAGGATCAACTGCTTGTGCTGTTTTGATCTCTCCTAGTATTAAATTTTTCCAATAATGATTAAGTTGTAATGCCGAAATATAAGTATCAACAGTATCAGCGGACAGGCCATAAGCATGATGATACACTACTTGATTAGCCACACCAAAATTAGTATCATCATTTCTATAAATTAATGATGGTGGAAATATTATGCTATTTTGTACTAAGTTTTGTATAAGGCTTCTGTCACTCGCAGGAGGCATACATTGGATGTATAGATTCTCATAAGGTTTATCGTATTTTCGTAGTACACGAACAGTAAACGTTTTATTAACAGAAACAAATCCGTTAATACTATATGCGTTAACTGTAAATGTACAAGTAAGATCGAAAGTAGTAGTGTCACTATCAAAAGTTGTATTGCCATCGTCTAAGGCAAATGTGTTAAAACTAACGCGACCAACTATATGTCCCGAAGGCAATAATGTTAACCCTTGTGGTAATCTGCTATCACTACCTGATGCTATTCTATATTGTAAAGGCAAATTAGCAGTAGTTTTGGCTTCTACATACAATATACTGGTAGCACCGTTGTCAATAGTACCTAAGTCGGATGGGGTCAACCAGGTTACATTTGTTGATATTGGTCCTGTTACAGTTAAACTATATTTGTAAGTAGCACTTATCAGTGTAGGTTCGGGAATAGAATAAGCCGCTACTTGGAAATTATATGTTTGTTCAGTCAAACCTAAATTGGGTAAGTATCCATATAACCAACCCGATTCAGTATCTAAAGTTAATCCAGGCGGTAAAAAATATCCTATGAATCCAACATTATCGCCGCTGATATCTTCACCTAGGAATTGATAAGCAAAGAAAGTGCTATTGGGTGCTGTGCCTATACTGCCTTCTTCATTCAATATTACAGGAATATTTAAAGATGATATATCCACTGTTAGGTTAGTGCTGTCTGCTGTTATTTCTGTAGTGGAGGCATTAAATGTTGAAGTGCTCCACACATACATACTAAAAGTACGGAATACTGAAACTCTTCCATCTGTTAACCTTAAGGTAAATTCGTAATTGGCATTTTCTGAAGCAACATCAAAATCAAATGGAGCAGTTAGCAAGTATCCGTTACTATCAACAGTCTTAGCATCAAATGGAGAATTGTCAAAACCAGGATCTAAAGATATAGTTGGATTCAGTCCTATAACTCCGGAAATTAATCCAGTAGGGCTTAAAGTAAGGCCAGGGGGTAAACTGCCGGAAAACAAAGTAATAGCAGGCGGTATACCAGTTGTATTATCGTTTGTATATTCTAATTGTATACCTGGTTCTAATTGTTGCCCAGTATAAAAATAGTTACCTAATGCTCCAGATATGCTGAAAGTCACTCCGGTAGTGTTTCCAGGCGTGGTAATAATATTATTAGTAAGACTAAAATTTGTACCGGTAGTATTTCCCGCAGTAGTCTCAATAGCATTGCCACCGATTGATGCTGAAAGAACAAAAGCATTAGATGAATTCGTACTCTTAATATAATATGTTGTATTGCTAGTATATGCTGGCACATCAATATTTCCACTTGCGCTGTTAAAGTTACCTGTGATTAAAACAGGTTGATCAACCGTTAGTGTTAACGGTCTAGCGACAACCGAGTTAGCGGCATCAAATACGAACCCGCCAGCAGTATTAGCAATAGTTACATTACTTAAAACTACAGGATTTTCTAAATCGTCTATAAGAACAAACCCATCAGGTACACTGGTACTTAAAACATAATAGTTTGCCGATCCTGTATAAGTTGGAACTAAAATATTGCCACTGGCATTGGAAAATGATCCAGAAACATTTACAACCTGACCAGGAGTAAGATTAATAGCACTAGAAGTAAAGCCACCAGTATTATTAGTAATTGTAACATTGGATAATGTCGTAGCTCCTGGAGTTATCCAAGTTGGATTATTTTGACCAGCCACCGTTAGTGTAAATGTACGATCAGCTAATTTGTTAATTACTGTAATGTTGCCTACAGTTTTTGTCGTATATGCGCGAATAGCAAATTTACTAGTTACATTAACCCCAGCAACAATTCCTTCGTTGTCTACAGTAATTACATTTGTGGGGACACCCTGTATGATTCCGTTAGCAGTACATTGTATGCCTGAAGGTAATGCTCCAGCAATAGCTTGAAAATAAACAGTATCACCGCCTGGTTGATCTACTTGTAAAGGCACTTGGTAAAAAGCGCCTTCGGGAACAGTACCTAGGCTACCAGGAGGAGTAATCCAAATTGGTTGTACTGTGGACATAAGTTAATCCTATTGAGCGGCTGTCAATGAAATATAATAAGTGTTTCCATTGATTACAACCGGTATTTTAAATGCTATAGTCGTATCAGTAGCTACTAAAGGGGTTCCGCCAGATACAGCTAAATTAGCAAAAGTTAATAAATTATTAGCAGTTATATTATTACCAGAAATATTACCAACAGCAGAGATAGCCTGACTGGTAATTACATTGCCAATAAAATTATTTGCTGTAACATTCCCACCAGCACTTATCGCATTAGTTGTCGATATATTACCTGCGGCAGAAATATTATTTAAACTAGTTAAATTTCCCGAGTAGGTAGGCAAGTAATTAGCTACATTAGAATTACCATAGGTACTAGTAATACCAGTTAATAAAGCGCCATTGCCTATAAAGTAATTGCCACTAATATTTCCGGTTACTGATATTCCGTTACCAATAATAGTAATCACATTGGCAACCGGAAACAACTGGCTAAAATTATCGTTAGTTTTTTGAAATGCTGTGCGTATAGGGTCGCCCAAACCGTCGTTTGGTGTTGATCCTATATTGATATATTGTTGAGACATACTGATCCTCTTTAGCTTTTATTATTTAGCTAAAATGGTATCTATGTTATTTTGGGTGTTTTTATTTAATCAGTGCCCGTATAATAGTATTCTAATGTATCTTTATCAAACTTTACTAAGCCTTTATTATACAATTCAAACACTAATCTTTCAATTTTTGCGTGGCATTGATTGTGTTCTGCTATGGAACATAGTAGAAGATTATCTAAATTATTATTTGTTTTGCTACCGTCTATATGGTGTACGACTTTACCTTTAGGTATCTTTTGTTGTATATGCTGTTCCATTACTACAATGTGTTCTCTAACCCAAGATGCTGGGCGATAAGGATACTCGCAACCTACCCAAATTTCCGGATAGCCTCTGTCAAATTTACGACCGCGGATTTCAGCTTTTTTGTGTTGTACTTTTATTGTTTCGCGACCCATAAGGGAATACCGAGGGCATTTACTACAAAAATGAATATCGTTTTTAGTTCTGGGTTTGGTACTTCTAACAAACTCTGTGCCGCAATTATTACATCGATAATGATGTGATATTTTATCTTTTTTTGTTTTAAATATTTTGCCTAACGATGATGTTCTGATATATTCGCTAGGAATGGCTGTGGTTTTGAAATACATATAATCTCCTTATATGTATTTATTTACCTTTGTACATGCTGTTTATTTATAGTTGTTGTAAATGCTAGTAAGGGTTAAAACTGGAACCGCATCCGCAAGTTGTCGTCGCGGTCATGCCAGTAATTGTAAACGCAGATCCATATTGATCTTCTTTATAATCTATAGTAGCGCCTTGTAAGTAACCGCCACTCATACTGTCTATTAGGATATGTACACCATTAGATTCTATATCCCAATCATCTTCAGCTTGGGCGTCATCTAGAGTAAACCCTGTCTGCATACCACTACACCCGCCGCCTTGTACAAAAGCTCTAAGTTTAAGATTGGGGTTATTTTCTTCTGCTATAATATCTTTAATTTTAGCACTAGCGGATTCAGTAATAGTAATCATATACGCTCGGAACAAACGTCCCAGTTGATAATTTTCCAGATATTATCTAGATATTTTTCTTTGTCCCATTTATATTCGAGTGCCCATGCATGTTCCCACCAGTCCACTAGTACACAAATATCCGTACGAACTTGGTGGTTGGGTATAGTTTTAATTGTGCCTGATGTAGAGAGATAAATCCAACCCGATCCTTGTATCTTCATTGCTGATTCTTTAAAAGCAATCTTAAAGTCTTCGTAGGTTTTAAAATTAGATTCAATTAGTTCTAATACCGCGCCCCGAGGACGATTAGCGCCTTTGGGTGCTCGTAATTGGGGGAAAAATTTATTATGTAAAAAAGAACCAGCACGATTAAAAGTAGCATTTCCTTCGCCAGCATTATATCGTTTAGCATAACCCTTGGCCAAGTGCTCGTAATGATACTCTATAGTAGCCACACTCATTACAGGCTCTAAGTCCTTGGGCTTATAGGGCAATGGGGTAGTTTCTAATTTAGCTGGAACAGTAGAAGCTTCTACTAAGTTAATAATCTCACGCATAATAACTATTTAGCGTCTACGAGTAATGCGCCCTCGATTGAGATCATAAGGGGAAAATTCTAATTCTACGGCATCGCCTTGTAATACTTTAATATTATTTTGGCGCATACGACCGCTCAAACTGGCTAGTACTAAATTTTCAAAGTTTTCTATTTTAACGCGATACTGGGTATTACGCAGAACTTCGGTAATAACACCTTCCATTTTTATAACATCATCTTTTGCCAATTTTTTAGTTTATCTCCTTAGACAATTACTTATGGTTATCTACGCATAGAACTAATATCTTTAGCTTCTTCGTCGCTAAAAATTGGCACTCCATTGGACTTGTGCATGGTGCCAATTCCTTTAACTTTACTACCAGTATATTCGTTATCTTTGACTTTAACACAAGTAACCCATCCGGTATCACAGGATTCAATATAAGGGGTTTCTCTGCCCGGGGGAGTTTTAGGCATAAAATCTGCCAGTGTTTTTTTAGGACTATTATAAGGTCCTGTGCTAAACTTAGGAGCCATTTTCTCAAACTCTACGAGCTTGCGATCCCACTCGGCTTGTCGTTTTTCGGCTAGGCGTTTTTGATCAGAACTCGCCCATTTGCGTTTACCTTTTGGTTTGCCAGTGGTGCTTAACCAAGGACCTTCTAAATGAAATGCCATTACTTACCTCCAGATCTGCTATTCATACTACTATTATAGCAGATCTGGAATTCTAAGTCAACACCATTATTTAAACAGGATCATGGCCATAATAACAGCTTGGGTTATAAAGCCTAGCCCAATTGTAACTATGTTCAACATGTCTTTCAAAACTATAGCCCTAGCAAATAACAATACCAAACCAGCCCACATAAACAGCACTATGTCTAGATTTGGGACGTTATCACTAAGTCCTGTTAACAAGGCTAAAAGTGTAGGTATAGTAGCGCAATGTATAATTACCACGGCCAACCAGCCTAGGGTTTCAGCACTTACTTTAGGCAAGTGTTGTTCCAACCAGATTCTTGATTGATTAAGCAATTCGTCTAATTTGATTATCATATTTTCTCCGCATAAAAGATGTGCCGTCCAAATTTAGCTACCTGTGGTTTACCCCACTGTGGTTTAACATAGTCTGCGTGAAAGTACAAGGCATTCTTCACACTGGGTAAACGGAATCCTTCTAAGAGGACTTTTTTAGCTACTTCTTCAGCTTCTTTCCAGTGTGCTGGATAGATAGGCCGGATTTTACTAGAGCCATCACAGAACCAAGAAAACTGACAAACTACCTTGTCATATACAACATTTTTTTGGTATACCACGCCGCAGATGTCCGGAGCAAACTTGCCCGAGTTTACGCGGTTAATAGTAACTTGTGCTACAGCTACTTTGCCTTCGAAAGGCTCAGTTGCGGCTTCCCAGTATATATTGCGTGTTAAGCAATCTAACTGTTTGGTTCTATCTGCTGTGCTGATGAACCCTTGGCGTGCCACTTCGTTCGAAGCTTTTAAAGCATCAAGTTTAGAATCAGTGACCGAAATCACCGCTAGGGCTACTGCTATAAAACTGCCCAATTTTACTACTGTACTACCTAAGTTGAACTTTGAAAAAGTTTTCAATGTTTTCTCCTTTGTGTAATACTGTACACTTCAGCGGAGCCCAGGATGGGCGCGGTAACAGATGAATTCAGGAGAGTCTGTGGAGACATCGGTGGCCTTCTTGGCTTTATCCTGGTTTATACTCGTGTCCGATAACTTGTAGTGAGTACAAACAATTCAATTGTCAACGAAGAGACTTTCCGACGGTCTCTTTCGAAACAGAAGTAAGATTTGGACAAACCTTACAACTGGTGCGTGACTTACATTTATATTCCGGTACAAGCCCGTCCGGTGTTCGCTACTACATTTACTTACTAATTATACTATAAGATCACAAAAAAATCTAGTCTTTTTGGTTATTTTTACCATTAACTACTAATATAACGGCTTAGGTGGCGGCATTTCTTTAAGTTTTTCCCACATATTGATTTGTTCTTTCAATTTAACTTCTAATGCCCTATACTTGTCGCCTAATTCTTTAAGTTCGGTCCATTCTTTTTCCATTTCTGGATTGGGTTGCAACAAGCCCATTCGTTGTTCTATCCTTTTTACAGCATCTACTAGGCTCCAACCGTTGACCATGATGTCAGCATTTTCACCATCTAGATGGATTTTGGCGCTGGTAGTTGTCGCATAAGGACTATTAACAGCAGCATTAACAGTATAAGTGCCAGTAGTTCCTGCGCTACCTATTCCTGCTGATGTGAATCCGCCGAGTGAATACCCGCCACCTACAACTGTATTATTGTACACTGAATTACTATAACTAGGGCTTGTAATCGTTATAGTGTCTTGAGGACTAATACTATAATCGTAGTCGTTTGAACTAGGAAAGATTATTGTATCGTTGGCATTTAGGTTTAATGTTGTTGATTCTGTTGGTTGGTGAATTTTTTTAAGTGACTCACGAAGTTCTGCCATAACCCTATCAGCATCGTAGTCTTTTTCCTTAGTGTCCATGTGCCATCCTTGTTATCAATCCACTCTAACGTGTCGCCAACCTTCCAGCCGGCTTCACGACAAAGTTCATCACCAAGATCTAAGATTAAATCATCCGAATCTGGATCTTTGATGATGTGTCTTGTATACATTTTATTTGGCCGCTAATGCTTCTTTTTCTGCTGTAATTTCTTTGCGGCGTTCTTTGATTCCTTTGGACATTTCCTGTAATGCTTTGCGAGCTCGCGCGGCTGCGGCTTTAACACCCTTTTGTGTGAACTTTTCGTTCTCTGCGATGTAGTTATTGAATGCTGCTACGATTGCGTCATGTTGTGACATTATTATTTCCTTTATGATTAGTGTCCGAAGACATACTTAATTATACACGAAATACTCAGTAAGTCAAATTTTTTTAAAAATATATATGTCTTTTGGCATAACAGTCCCATACCAAAATATTATCCCACCCATAGCCCCAGGTAACTATAAAAAGGCTAAAAGTATTATGATCATAAATGTGTAATCGATTATCATCGATTTTAGCTTGTATAGAGCGGCTGGTAGTTGTCCATTTTTGAAAACGGGCCCGTGCTTCTGGATCTCTCATTATTACGGTATAGAGAGAATCACCGTTTTTAAAAACTGGTAAGGTCATTTACGTTCTATATCTTCTTCTATACAGTCTTTGCCGTATTGTATTTCAACGATTCTACACGGTTTATCAAATGGATTAATTAACTGGTGCCAGTTATTTACTGGAATATCAATAGTTTTATGTGTGCTAAGTGATATAATTTTGTCTTCTAGTGCTACATTACAAGCACCTTCCTCAACTACCCAATACTCATTTCGTTTAAAATGTCTCTGCATGCTCAAACTCTTACCTGGGTTGACTGTAAGTTCTTTGACTTTCATTCCAGGAGCTTCGTGTAGTACTCGGTAGTAACCCCATTGTCGTTCAGTTTTAGGCGCCTTCCATTCTTCAAGTATCCAACTACTTGAATTTTTTTTATCTTCGCCGCCAACCCCAAATATAAATTCTACGCCTTGAACAATCATTTCGGGAATGTTTTTATCTGTACGATCTCCGCCATTAGCAAATATGATTTCATCATTTGGATAGAGTTGCTGAACATTTTTTATGGCTTCGATAGCGGACCCATCGTCATCATTAAACAGTATAACCCCGTCAACCATTTTAAGATTTTGTATAATAGTAGTGCGTTCAGTTATTGGCATAAATGAACGACCTTTTTTGCGTTCTAACCAACTATCAGAGTTAACTCCAACAATTAACTTATCGCCTAATTTTTTTGCCGCATTAAAATAAGATATGTGGCCAGAATGAATCGGATCGAATCCCCCTGTTACTAAAACAATTTTTGAAATTTTCATTTAATGTACTGTTTGATTTAAATCTTTAGCTGAAGCTAAATCAACCATTTGGGTAATATACCTGCTAAAATCTTCAGTTAGCTCAATGCGATCGTAGTCACACTCTCCAGCCAATTCGTTTTTAACTCCCAACAAACGCATCAAGCCGCCCATATGAACTTCTTTTATACCATGTTTATGTAGTACTATCATAAGTTCCATAATGATCAACCTAATCTCTTGGTCTAATTCATCGTCAGTCATACATTTAATTATCTAAACTGAAAATGTAGTCGTGAAAAAGCGGCTATTAAAGCCGCTTTGTATTAGTTTAGCTATCGGACTATTTGCTATCCTTCACTGGAGTTACTCGAGTTAACCAGACTATTTGGGTAGTTACTCAGGCTTGTACAGGCCCATGGCTTCCAATAGCTAAATTAATACTGAGGACTTACGGAGTAAGCCTGCCTCAGTTCAATTAAACTGATTCTTTTTTATCAGCTTTAATTGTGGTTTTTACACCAGTTGCCTTAACTTTAACTTCGCCTTTTTTGGCTTGTTTAGTTTTTTCAGCTACTTTAGAAGCTACAGCATAGCCAGCATCACCTTGTGTGATACCTTGTTCTTGAAGATACTGAAGTGCTTCAAGTTTAGTCATTGGCTTTGGAAGCTCAACAAGGTTTACATCGGTATGACCAGCACGATGTAGTGCTTTAATACGACTTACCAAATCGTTGGCAAAACGAACTTTAACTTCGCCCTGACGATTAGAGGTACCTGCTACTGTAAATAAATTTTCTTGTTTCATGTGATGCCTTTCTTAGATGCCTATTAAGTTAATTTGAACTACCTTTACTACTGTTGCTAGTATAGCTGATTCGATTATCGTTGTCAACCATATTAACATTTTTGGTTATCCAAAATACTACTATTTGATTTGCTCTTGGATAACCGTTTTGGTTTGATCGATACCTTTATCTATCATGCGAGCCAATCCACTTACTCCCACTGTAGAAATTGCGATACCAACTAAAACTCCTGCCAAAAATTTAGTCATTTTATTTGGTTCCTTGCGATAAATCTGTACCTGACATTTTATCTCTAGTCCATTGTGCGGATTTAGTTACATCGGTTCCAAATCCTGCTATAGTATTACAAGCAGTCAATGTCGTGGTTACTATAATCAAAGCTAATAATTTATTCATCTTCTTCCTCCGTTTCGATGATATAATTTGGATCAAACTTTTTACACCAATCTTTATAGTCGCGCTCGAATTTAAGATATTCGCGGGCATCCAATTCTGCGTCAGTTAATGGTTGCTTAACTTCCATTATTTCACCTCATATGGTTTATTCCAACTACCAATATTCAAATGAATATAGTAGGCGCAATGAAAGTAATCAGTCATCGCATCTGATTCATCAAACCAGCCGCGGCCTTTGTTAAAACCTTCGCCACGACTTGGAGCCGTTTTGATAATGTCCATTACTTTACTGAAAAAATCTGCGTGTTCGCCGTAGTTGCCCAAATGATACTGATTAACTTGAGAGTAACCTCTACCATGAGTAAAAATGCCGTCAAAATTAGTTGGGCCGGATTTGATAGTAACATCTACAGCCAGTCCGTTATCTTTACGAACACCAAATTTAAACTTTGGGAAGGCCGCTTTAAGTTCTTTGCGGATTTGTGCTACATCATCTTTGTTAATATAAGCCATTTACTTCTCCTATTCGTTCACTATAATGCAAGTATAAAGGATTTCGAATTATTCGTCAACCAAATTAGGCCGGGACAAATAACTCGGCTCCCCGACGTATTACCATATCAAAAGCCCGCTCTGTAATAATTGCTAAATTATTGCGGTCTTTTTGGATTTTCATTTCTTCTAAAGTTTCTATAAAACTGTCAATACCGTGTGCATTACCATAATTTCTACAAATTTCGATTGCTATTGAAATGTCCATTATTTCTCCTATTTCTTTACTATGTTAATAGTATAACAAATTGGGAATTTCTCGTCAACCAAAATAAACCCCGCTTAAAACGGGGTTTTAAGGGGTAAAATATCGTTGTTTTTATGCGACAAATTAGGTTTTAATTTTATCAGAGTTTTATTAAGTCCGGTTACGGGCTCCGGCGGCACCTAATCATTGTGCCCGATTTATAGCTACTAAATTATCTTGAAATATGCGCCAGCATTCTGCCCAAGTCCAACGCTGGCTGACTTGTTCTACATGATCACGATCCAGGGTCAAGCATCGTTCTACAGCATGAGCAAGATTCCAGTCTAGGTATCCTGTCACACCAGATTCTATAATGTCTATGGGTCCTGGTACAGGATACGCCGCCACCGGAGTGCCGCAGGCCAAAGCTTCAATATTGACTACCCCAAATGTGTCTGCTCGGCTGGTAAACACAAACACATCAGCTTGAGCATAGTAACTGGCCAGTTCTAGACCTTTTTTCATGCCTACAAATTCCACACTAGGATATCTGCGTTCTAGTTCGGTTCGATAAGGACCATCGCCTACTATAATTTTTTGGCACCATGGCATGTCTAATTCACAGAAATCATCTAAACCTTTTTCGCGACTCACACGACCTACGCTGAGCAACACTGGTCGTAGATTCGATGCCGACCGCAAATTACTGCTGAAATAGGTGCGGTCCACGCCACGAGTCCATATACAAAGATTTATAAAACCACGATCAGTTAACTCATGCTCGATGCTGGCAGTTGTGACCAACACACGTTCGCTGTTTTTATGGAACCAACGCAAGTAACACCAGGTCCACGACTCTGGAACATGATACATCTTTTTTAAAAACTTGGCAAAGTCTGTGTGGTAACTTGTATTGTAAGGAATATGATTGCGTTCACACCACCATCGAGCAAAGAACCCTACCGGACCTTCCGTAGCAATGTGTATAAAGTCTGGCTGTATCGCTTTAATTTTTTTACTGATACCGTGCGGCCAGCACAAGCGAACCTCAGGGTAACCAGGGCAAGCAAAATTAGGGAACTGAGAGGGATTAATATAAACAACACGATAGCCGTCACGCCCAGCATGATCTTCCAAGTTCTTGAAAGTTGTGACCACACCGTTGATTTGACCGGGCACATTGTCAGTTATTATCAGGATCGTTTTTGGCATTGTGTGACTACCTTAAAACTGTCAAATTTAAGCCAATAGGCAACAGTAGCTTGTGCTCGCAAACATTCTGCTTCAGTAGCAAACTCAATGCTTGCTCTTCCGGGCACGTCTTGCGGATTGTTGGTGTGTACTGCCATCAATATCAGCAACCACATCGTCGGTCTCCTTGGTCCATGTAACTATTTCCCACCGCCCCGAATGATGTTCTACTAAAGCAGTCATTGATTCCACCCAGTCCCCATCATTCATGTAAACAACACCATCGATGTTTCGAATCTCTGCGTGATGTATATGTCCACAAATTACTCCATCATACCCTTTTTTCTTACAATACTGTGCTAGATTATGTTCAAACTGGAACACAAAATCCACAGCTTTTTTTACCTTATATTTTAAGAACTTGCTTAAACTCCAATAACCAAAACCCAGCCTATGGCGGATCCAGTTGAATCTGCTGTTAAGGTTCAACACGAAATCATAAAGCCTATCGCCCAAGAAACTCAGCCAAGGTGTGATCCTTGTAATGCCATCAAACAGGTCTCCGTGTGTGACCAGGTAGTGGCGTCCGTCCAGGCCTATGTGTTCCGCTTGATTGACCACTTCTACCATACCAAACCCTATGCCATAAGGTATCAAGGGTCTTAGAAACTCATCGTGATTGCCGGCTACATAAATCACACGGGTACCACGCTTGGCATGACCCAGGACTCTACGGATCACATTGGTATGACTTTGTTTCCAACGCCATTTGTTCTGTGCTACTTTCCATCCATCTATGATATCTCCTACTAGGAAAAGTATTTCACAGGTATTATGTTTGAGAAAGTTGTTGAGCTGTTCAGCCTTGCAATCCTTAGTACCAAGGTGTACGTCAGAAATAAAGATAGAGCGATAGGTACGGTCCGTCATAATGTATTTACGGACCGTAACATTACGGTTGTGTTACACTAGATTTAGATCCTGACCAAGGTCCACTTGTGCGAGAATGTTTTGCCTTCTGCGCGGCGTTTTAGTATCTTGCGGAATTCTTCTTTGCGAAGTTTCACAAGCTGGTCAGCGTCGTGAGAAAGACAAGCTTCGTACACACGATGAATCAGTTTACTTTGTTTCATGGCCTGCTTTCCTTTATTTTATATTATACAAGTATATATCATTTGTCAACTAGAAAATTGTTACAAAATCAGGATAAACGGATTACGGCCATTAGTGCTTCGTTGGCGTCCCAAAATACCCAATACCAGCGTTGATGAGTATCGTTGTCTAGAAATACAGGTTCAGCTTTATAATGTAGATCCTGAATGTCGTTGTCCATGGCTTCCCATGTAGACCAAGCAAATCCACGATGTCCCACTCGGCGATTGCGGTCCACGGGATCGACTACCAATACGGACTCTGGCGGATTGTCGTAGTACCGATTTTGTTGTTTTTGTTTTTCGTAGTAAGGTATATGGCGTTCAAGCCAGGTGGGCCAGTCGATGACTTGCATTCATTTACGACCCCAAGAAATATGTGTCCAAAGCCGATCATACAGGTAGTAGGATGTCATCCACACACAGTTGATGATAATGGTAGGAACAAGAGCCTCTGTCATGCTTTGACCCGTGATCAACAACATCACATAGGTGCTGAGGATCACCCAGCACCTGTAGATCAAAGTTTTGACAAGAGTTCTTGTTCGTGTTTCCAAGATTATTATTATTCTGCTTTGTGAGCTGCTAAAGTCTTGGTAAACTTGTTAGCATGGCTACGCTCTGCCTTGGCTAATGTTTCAAACCAGTCAGCGATCTCGTCAAAGCCTTCGTCGCGAGCTTCTTTGGCCATACCTGGATACATGTCGCTGTACTCATGAGTTTCGCCATGGATAGCGGCTTCTAGTGCTTCTGCTACTGTTTTAGCAGGCATGCCTGTGCCTGGTTCGCCAGCGCCACCGTTAATCAAATACTCCATATGACCATGGGCATGCCCTGTTTCGCCTTCAGCGGTACTGCGAAAAACAGCAGCTACATCGTTAGCGCCAGCAATATCAGCTTGGTTTGCGAAATACAAATAACGACGGTTTGCTTGACTTTCACCAGCAAATGCTGCTTTCAAGTTTTCTTCTGTGCGTGTTCCTTTAACACTTTTTGCCATTTACTTCTCCTTTATTAAAAAATTATTGTAACACATAATCATCTTTAAAACAACCACATTCCGGACAAATGAAGTTATCATCAAGATCTTGCCATATACCTTCAGTAGCCTCGTCATGTACATGACCACAAACTTGGCATACATATTGCTGTTCCATAGTATTCTCCTATTATAAACTAAATTATAACAGTATATATGGTGTTTTTTAATAGATTATTCCTATAATATAACAAATATATTTTTATAAGTGTTAATGTATAAGATCATCCTCGAAACCAGAAAATACATTTAATCCACGTTCGACTGCTTTGTCCATTTCTTTTTCTAAAGCGGCATCGACAATAAGCACAAACATTTCGTCTATTTCTTTTTGGGTTAAATGTTCTTCACCGATTTTGCCGGCAAATACAGCTTCTGCTACCATTAAACGATCTTCAGTCATTCTTCCGCCGTTAATGAGAATCTATCAGTAAAAGCTTCTAGCAAGCAAGAATAGTTTTCTCCAGTATGAATTTTGGTATAATATACTATTAATTCTTTACCATGTTGAACGACTTCATTAACTTGGAATATTTGACCGTCTGGTGATCTAAATTTTTTATTCATCATATTATTTTCCTAATAATAAAACTTTACACACTTAAATTTGTCAACTTTTAATTCAGCGCCAGCTTTTAGGCAAGCATTAGATCCATCATCACTACTTGTGGCATAAAATTTATCTACGGGCACCCATTTCATTATAGGCGTGTAGCCTTGACTAGATATCGTTACCCATACGATTAACAAATAACCCATTACTGTGCCTTGGCCAATCTGCGTTCACGGTTAGCATTCCAGGCCGCATCTAAATTAGCATCTAATCTAAGTACTTCAAAGAAACGATCAAAAATATCCCATCCCTCCATTTTGACACCTGGCTCGAAAAAATTATAATCTATAGTCCATTTTGGAATGATGGTCATTTTGGCATCAGCATCATGTAATATAGGCAATCTACGCCATTCTAATTTAAGTTGGGTTAATACTTGACGCCAATATTTTTTAGCCCATTTAGATTTTGTGTTTTTCCATGAGAGCCTAGCCGCATCCATCCGTTTGCCAAGAATTTCAGCTTCTTCTCCTAGATATCTAAAATCTTTCATACACCCTCTTTTACATGAAGTTCTTCAACCAGTTTGTGTGATAAATTAAGCGCCATCATGGCACCAAGATAAACAAGTCTGCGTTCATTGTCATTAGCTGTACAATTTTCAGTCATTGACAGTAATTCTTCAAAACTATCGGGAGTAACAAACAAGTTACTATGTGGAATTGGATTTTTCATCTTGACTCCTATTTTAGGTTATTATAGCTATTTTAACTTAATTCGAATTAGTTGTCAACCCCACTTCATTATAAAGGAAAGATAGTCCTTTTCGGAGTCGAAATAAAAGATATATTCACCGTTTTTAGTATGACTACTAACTTCTATTAATTGCCACCGCCATTCATTTGGCAATTCTTTCTTACACCAATCTAATATTATTTCAATAACACCAAACGATTTAACAATTCGGTAAGCATACTTATAACCTTCTTTTGGCTGTATAAATTCACCTTGTATTATCAAAGGGTTACCTCACTAAATTTTAATTTGAATAACAAAGCATCCTTGGGATCTTTAAATATCCAATCCATACTTTCCCGGCCAATGTCAGTAATATATCTTTCGCCTGGTAAACCAAATAATTCTATTGTAAGGATACAAATTTCATCCCACCCTATAATATCATCGGGGTCATTTAATCTTACTGTTATGTTATGTGTGTATTCAGGATCTCGCAAGATAGGTTTTCTTAATATAATCATCGGCCCACTCGATATTATTGCTGTTATAATTATTGTAATATAAGTGATTATCTATTATATTAAAACGATTACAAAAACTCTGCCCATATCTAATGCCGTGTAGTGCTTCCCAGATATAATCTTTGCGCCACTGTTCGTAATCATCTTGATTAATAATTTTGTGCGTTTTTTCTGGTTGATCAGCAAAGGCAACCAATTGGTCAAAAACTTTTTGTTTTGTCATTATAGTATCTTAAAAAGTCCATATACATAAACTAACAGCAATGATGCATTGACCACAATTAGGCTCCACTCACGCCACATGATTGCTGTTATCAACCAAGCCAAGCTACCTAAATTCAGCAGGTATATACTAGTAGGGTAAACACCTTCCACTATGGCCAATGCCGCTAGTAGCATGATACCAGTGCTGATCCATTTCATTGTTTCAGTTGCGGATATATTCTTCATCTTTATATTATACTACATGATTCCCGTTGTTGTCAACTTCTACCCAGGTATAATCTCCCAACCATTTTACTCTACAAACATATTCCCAATCTAAGGGTGGACCTGTAGTCCATTCAGTGGGCCCGGTTTGTATCAATATAGTGCCGCCGTGTAACCTATCATGCGCTAACCAATAACACTGACCGTGATAAATTTGGAAACTATATTTGGCTGCATGTACCCAATCTGTAATTTGTAAGCGTCTTTTAATAGATTCGGCTTGTGTTTGTAGCACCGCAACTAGTTCCATAATTCGGTTATATTCCTGTTGGGCATGCATCCGGGCCACATTGACCATGATGTCTTTTTGTTTTTCAACCGGAATAAGATCAAACGCAGGGCCGCCAACTTCCGTGGGATATGGTGTAATATTACGATTAATGAATGCTACTAGGTCACCGGCAACCTCCATATCTTGGCTATCCCGACCATCTGCTACATTTGATTTCTTTTTGGTTACAGGATTGCGTGGATCGTTAGGTGGTAGAACCAAACCCATTAGTCCCAAAGTGCTTCAAAATATTTGCCAAACAAACGGAAACCGTTTTGTTTACGAGCCAACCAGACCTTGTGACCAGCTTCATCGTACTTGACTTTACTAGCACCTTCACTCATGTCTTTGAACCAGGCATCGTGATTGGTTTTGCCTTTGAGATGTTCATAGGCTGAATGATCGAAGAATTGCCCTTCGGCGTCGTCGGCAACCTTTTGCTCAAAGGCCCAGATCATTTCTGCCAGGACCCAGTCCCACCGCATATGCCATAAACTGTCAGTATCCCATTCATGCTCTTTAGGCTGAGCCATATGACTGCGTAGATATTCGGGAACATCTTCATCATCTACATGTGGGGCGCCGTGTTTCTCAACATCAAGTTGCTTTAACATAGGTAAGATTATATCAGACAAAGTATGATCCATACTCCAAGTATCATAACGATCAATCTTTACATAGTTAATTGGCGGATGGATACGGTCTAGTATCCATCGAATAGCATTACAAATAGGCATAATATATTTTGTTGCTCTTTCTACCCAGGCTGGATGATCAACATAGTCCTTGTCTTCGATAACGCCTTTGTTGCGACCACACTTGCTCCATGCTGTCCAAAAGAACATATACTCTAGAATAGAGTACGGACTTATCCAATGATGTCTATAATTGCTTTTATAAATTTTCATTTATTACGATCTTTTAAAATTTTTTCAACATATTCAAATTCTTGTTTATACTTTGTTTCTAATTCTACTATGCGGTCAGCTTGTTGACGTAGCATTTCAGCATGTTTTTTAAATACATTTTCTTTATTACCTGAAGATAGCCAATCGTCTGACCAACCTTCTAATTCATCTGCTAATTCGTATGCGTTCATTACCAACTCCCGTCATCAATCCATGCTCGGATAGTTAAAAATAACCAACCACAAGAGCCAGTCCACTCCTTTGGGCCAGCCCATTCTTCGACATCTTTCCTAGCCCATGGCACAAACCGCCAATGACAAGGATTTATTGTTATTATAACACACAAACCCGAATAGGTCAAGTACTTAATCATTCTGTGCGCCATTAGCAATGAATTGTTGCAGTTGATCATAATCTAGGATAGCCCAATTTGTATTTTTTGGCAAAACTTCCATTTTAAAATCAGTTGTATTAGATCGATTAATTAAATTTTGTAAAATGCTATCGCCAAATACGCTAGTACCGTATTTGTTCTTATGACAAGTATAAACTGATCCTGAGTAGCCATCAAACTCCCATGTATCGTCAACTAAAGTAGCCCGAGTAATACCTGAATTCAACTTCCAAGAGTCTGCGCTAGCGAATCCACCGACCCACGAGGCGAACACTTTATATAGGCGTTCTTTCTTTGTGGTGATTTTTACTACCACCCAACGATCTGGGATATAATCACTCATAGTTATACCTCCAGGTATTGTAATTTAAAATGATCGGCACGGGATTCGTAACCAGAATAGCCACGGGGATTACACAACACCCGTGTACTTTTAATCATATAATCACTTTGATTATGCATGTGTCCGTGTATCCAAAGTTTAATCTGTGGACGATCCATAATGAATTCTGTTAAGTCAGTATAAAAATTACCATTCATTAAAGTATCATCTTTATATGCAGCCCCTACACTACTAAAAGATGGAGCATGGTGTCCTACTACTACAAACTTTTGATTGTGTTTACCTTCGACTACTAACTTAATATAATCTAGCATAGTTTCGTGCTCTTTGACTGTGTCCTCTGGTTGTAGTCTACTCATGTAACCGCCCCCACTATAACCATGACTGCTATTTTTAATCTCTTTATAGTCGTTCATGCTTTTTCCAGCATGCCACATAGTCAATGGATCTTTTTTATTCATATTGGTCCAAAGAGTTCCACCAATAAAAGTAATATCGTCGATAGTGATAGTTTCTTTTTCTAATAAAACAATATTAGTTAACTCCAGATCATCGAACATTTTTTGTAACAAATCTTTACTATTGAGAAAATCACCAGAATAGTGTTCGTGGTTTCCCATGATATATATTATTTTGGGGAATTCGGCTGATACTCTTTGAAAAAAATTGCGATTTCTTTCGCCAATATAATTGGGCTGTGTACAATCCTTAGCAACACAAATATCGCCGGCTAAAATTAATAAATCAGCGTTTTCTTTATTTTCAAGAGTAATATCCCCAAACTCTAAATGGATATCACTTGCTAGAGCCAACCTCATTTATTTCCTTTAATTGTTCCCGTAATTCTTTTATCAATTCGTCTTCGCCGCCGGCTAGATAAGCAGTTTTATCTGGATAGCGGGCTTCAAATGCCTTTTTAATTTCTATTATATTAGCACCTTGGCATATAAATTGTCGGTCTTTTTCAGTATAGCAATAAAGTTGTCCGTTAACTCGTTCAATGATAACAGGCATAAACTTGTCTTTAACTTGGTCAATGTGCCGATCAATTTCGGACACTACTTCTTTAATTAAACTTCTGATATACAGATACAATAATACAAAAGCAAGTACTATGCCAGTGAACATTCCTGTGAAAAACACTATGTCGTATTCACTCATGATCAAGTCCAAATCGTTCCTTAATGACTGTAGCTACCTGAGGTGCTAACCCTGCTTGGGCAATACTAATACATTCTTCGATAATCGCATGGACTTCGTTAATTGGTACCCATTTGCCCGATATATCTGTTTTTATCTTTTCATTCATCAATTTCTAGCTCTATTTCTTGTTTTATCATATCATACATACTTGCATAACAAGTTGGACAAAATGCTACAGGTAGTATTCCAAAGTAACCTAGTGTCCCGCCCTCATCTTCGGTAAACTCACAAGAGCATACATTACATTTATGTTCGTCACCTACATGATCAAATCCGCTAATCATTTATTTAATCCTTTATCTTCGACACCTTGTTTATACCAATCAGTTAAAGGTTCTTCTTCCTCTTCTTCGTCTTCCCAGCCCCAATCTTCACGAGCTATAGTTTTATAAGTGTCCGGATCATTATTATAGTCTACACATTCATCGTCAAAGTATTCGCCATCAAAAGTAGCTGTTCCGGCATACGCCATACCAGGTTCAAAATAATCTAATTTAAAGGTTACATTATCCTGACCACGAGCCCAGGTTTCAAATGCTGTAACTGGTGGAGACCAAGCTGAGCTAAACCCAAAACTTATCGAATCGTCGCTGTCTTCATTTATCGTAGGAGATGATATGTCCCATTTTGTGCCCCAATTTTCAACGTTCCAAGCATACCAATCAGATTCACCTTGGAAATTAGGTTGCGGCACCATGTAGTTTAACAACTCAGCATCGTTGCTTTCCAATATTTCTTTAATTTCTTTAATTACACTTACTGGGCCAGTAATTGTAGCCACATTATCACACCAATTTGGCACGTTTCTTCTCCTTGCGATTTTCAAAATATTGTTCGTGTTGAACCCATTCATCATTGACTAGGAATCCCCAGTCCCGTTTTGGTTTACCGGGTATAAACAATGTCCAGCAGGTCTTGCCAGGTTTCAATTCTATGCGATGATATGAGTCTGCTGTACAAGTACGGAAGTGTCCCGGACCACGCCATTTACGGACTTCGTTAACCATTTTGCCCGATTCATTAAAGTAAGGAATCCATTCGTAGTATCCTCCCCAAAGGATAAAGGTAGCATATGGCCACGGATGATCATGCACATCATCTGGGTCGCCTTTTAGGAATTTATGTAGGAAAATGTTAAATGGAAAGTTTCGTCGATTTTTTGAAAACAAGTAGTAGCGTTCCAAATAGGGTTCGCTATCTTCCCTGTCCATAATCACACGGTACCTACCTAATCGTTCAAAGAGTTTTTTAAGCATATACTGATTATATCATAAAATTAATTAGTTGTCAAGCTAACTTCAGCGAGATTGGAACTAAATATTACAATAGGGGGCAAAAAAATGGCAGATGGTAATTTTGATAATATAACCGCAACGGGGTATATTTCGGCAGTTGGTAATATTGCCGGTAGAAATATTAGTACTACCGGCAATGTACGTGCAGGTAATGTATTGGGCGGATTTCTAAGTTCCAGTGGAAATATTCGTGGCGGTAACATTAACACATCTGGATTGGTAGCTGCTGGTACTATTTCCGCTACTGGTATTCAGGTTGGTACCGTTTCTGCTGTTGGCACTATAAGTGGATTTAATTTAGTAACTCGTGGCGGGCAGGTGTCAGCGGTTGGCAATGTTCAAGGTAATTATATTATTGGTAATGGCAGCCTATTAACCAATATCAATGCTAATGCTCCGGCATTTATTGCTAAACAAACTATAGCACAGAATATTCCATATGCGCCGCCACCGCTTGGCGATGCTATCCCTTTATGTTATAATTCGATTATTAAAAATATTGGAAATGGATTTACCGCTGGAAATAGTACTACTGGAAGCACATTTGTTGCTCCAACCGCAGGATTTTATCAAATTAATGCTTCTATTGGAATTAATGCCACGTCGTATCCTAATTATCAAGGTGGAGGTGCCTTGGTCCTATACCGCAATGCTCCTAGCATTGCCGCTGTGAAAGCCAATCCTTTACAATACACAATTGGATCAGGAACATTTATTCTAATTCAAACTATACTTGGTACTACAATAACATCTACATCGTCGGCTAGCTGTATAACATATTTAAATGTAGGTGATTATATACAAGCCGCATTGGCTGGATATTCAACTGCTCCGCAGGGATATTGGAATACTGGAACAAACGTAGTAGCCGCACAATTTTCAGCTTGCTGGATACATCCGTAATAAAAAAGCCCCAGGGATTGGGGCTTTTTGGATTTAAACACCACCGAATGGGGTATTAAGGTAGGAATTAACCCAATAGGCCAACGGACAACGCCTTATAACCAGCCGCAATGAGCTCACGACTGGGTTTAGCAATAGCGTACTCGGTAACATTAACACCATTACCAGCTTTACGGTTGATAGTTGCTACGCAAAAACCGTTTGAACGGATGCGTGAAATTTCAGCGCCTAAATTCTTAACGCCAAAACGTTTTTGAGCAGTAGAAGCTGTCAAAATCTCGCCTTGTTGTAATGCTACTTGTACCTTAAAGGTTTTTGTATCGCGTGAATATTGATATTTCATTTCGTTTACCTTTCTATAGTTAATATAAACGGTAGCTGTTTTTTACACAGCATAGAACTAGTATACACTAACTAACTTAGAAAAACAAGCAAAACGGCTGACAAAATTGGTTAATTCTATCAAAACCTGCGATATCCCGTTTTAACTAAATAATATAGCTAACCAAGGATTCCATAGATGGCCCAAATTTTGATTAATACCGGAAATGTCGCAAATGACGGCACCGGTGACCCGTTACGTACAGCATTTAACGATGTAAATACCAATTTTACACAAGTTTTTAACGCTGGACCCGTTGGGAGTAATATAGCGATTGCCAACAATACTATACAAAGTACTAACACAAATGGTAATCTTAGATTAGCAACAAATGGTATAGGTGTAATAGTTCCTGCTGCCAATTTTGTTCCAGATATTCCAAATGTGCGTTATATCGGTGCGGCAACTAATCGTTTTAACACAATTTTCAGTCAATATTTGAATGCGGTCACTGGTACTTTTAGTGGGAATGTTTATGTAGCCGGTAACTTGTTTGTGACTGGGTCTACGGTTACTGTTGACTATTCAAATGCTAATATTGCTAATCTTACACTTAACTTGGCCGGTGGCAGTTCAAACGCCGTATTAGCTAACGGTGCTGGTATTTTAATTGATAGTGCCGACGCTAACTTTGTTTACAATAATAGCGCCAACTCTTGGAATAGTACTATCGCAATTACTGCCCCAACTTTTATAGGTGACGGCTCTAATTTAACCAATGTCAATGCCACAGTTAATGCTATTAATTTGGTAGGCAATACTTTACAATCATCGGTTATATTTTCAAATTTAACTAGTTTTGGTAGCGTTATTGGAATTTCAGCTATTGGCGACATTTCAACTACTGGTAATGTTTATGCTAATGTTATTAGTGGTAATGTTATTAATGGAAACTTTGTAGGCGACGGCAGTAGTCTTACTAGCATTACAGCGACAGCTATTGTAGGAACTGTTTCACTCGCCAACATTGCCAATACTGCGTTAGTTGCCAACTTGGCCGCATTGGCCACACAAGCTATCAATGCTGATACAGCATTGTTTGCCATTAATGCTAACCTAGCCGCATTTGCCAATGTAGCGACATCGGCACAAACAGCAAACGCATCTCAGTATTCTGTTCAATCAGATAACGCTAACTCGGCTGTAGTAGCCGGCATGGCATATCAGATAGCACCAACCGCCAATATATCTGTTATTGGCAATATAATTACTAGTGGTTACTTTATTGGTAATGGTAGCCAGTTAACTGGTATCACTGCTATTCCTGATACTGGTAATATTGGGTTTGATGGTGATATCATTTATGACCTTAACGGTATTAACTTACAAAACTCAGATTTAACACATGGCCCCACAGCGGTATTAACTATTCCTGCTAATGGTGATACTGATCCAATCTCGTTGACAAACATTTATGGCAATATTGTATTACAATCGGGCGACAATGCTAGTGTAACAGCGGCATGGTTGTTTAACAATGACGGTAACTTAACATTACCGGGCAATTCCAGCAGCATTAACTACGCTAATGGTCAACCTTATGGTGGCAGTACGATTGGTCCAAATATTTCTGTTACTGGTAATATTATAGCAGACGGTAATATCAGTGCCAACACATTTTATATTGGCAACACACCATTTACAAGAACACTTTTAGTAGGAACAGCCACCACACCTGTCACTGTGCCGCTAGCAAGTAATAATAGTTTTAATGTTTTAACTGCTGATGGCAGTTCAAACGTCGTGGTATATACAACTTAATTCACTAGGAAATAATAAAAATGGCTAACCAAATCCCATTAATCGTAAATGCTGGCGCAGGTCAGATACAACAACTGGCCACAGGAGATAATCTTTCTGTTGCTGGTAATATTGTTACAGGTAATATCCTTACAGATGGATACTACTACGCTAATGGCGCTCCATTTATTGATACTAACACGGGTAATATTACATTTGATAACACTGATATTTCTACCAACCTAGCTAACACAGCTATTACAATCACTGGAAATGGTACTGGTGCCATTAATATTGTTACAGGTGCCAACAGTCACACGCAGTTACAAAACGATAGTAACGCAAACGGATCATCATATGTTTGGCTTCAGGATGGCAACGTTTACATTGAATCAGATGGTAACACTTGGACTTTTGATTCTTTAGGTAATTTATCCTCTACAGGAAATATTATTGGTAGCTACCTGTATGGTGATGGTAGTAACATTACTAACTTGCCAGCTGGTAATTATGGCAATGCTAATGTGGCTGAGTACTTGCCAACATTCACAGGCAATTTAACTGCTAATAACATTTCCATATTGGGTAATGTTGCTAGCAATGGCAAAGTAATTACTGTAGCCGCATCGGGTGGCAATGGAGCAGCAATTAATGGGGCTGGCTTGATAGTTGGCGCTAATATTGCTACAATTCTTTATGATAATAGCGTATTTGGTTGGACAGTAAACGAAGGTTGGCACCCAGCTGCCAATGTGTCTTACAATTTAGGTCGTTCAAATCGTTACTGGAATAATTTTTATGCGCTGAATGTTAATGCTGTAGATGTAGCCATATCAAATAGTATAACATCTGGAAACTTTATTGGAAATTTGAGTAATGGTGCCAGTAAGGTTAGCATTGCTAACAACGGCAATGTCAGTGTTGGCGTAGGTCCATTTGGCACTACAGTATTAAATGTTAATACATCAACTGGTATTAGTGTGCTAGGTAATATAATTGCCAGCGGATTTGTAAGCGTTACAGGCAATGTTAGTGGAAACTATATCTTTGGTAACGGTAGCCAGTTGACCAACTTGCCAGCCCCTACCGTTACGCAAGATATCACCTCCAACGGTGATATGAGTATAATGACATATGATGGTAACATAAAATATGTGAACAATGCTACCATTGAGCCATCCTCCGGCAATATAAAATCTGCTGGAAATATCAGTGCTACAGGCAACATATCAGGCACCTATATCTTTGGTAACGGTAGCCAACTTACTGGTTTGTCCAGTACCTATGGCAATACCGAAGTTGCGGCCTACCTCGATGGTAGTGCTGGCAATATTATACCTGGAGCCAATTTAACTTACAGTTTGGGAAATAGCACCAACTGGTGGAGTAACATATGGGTGGCTGGTAATACTATCTATATTGGCGGTGTATCTTTAGGCATGAGCGCAGGCAATGTGTTGACAGTAGATGGCAATGCCGTACTACAAAACAATTCAAACTCCGAAATCTCGACCACAGGAAACATCGCGGCGGAGTACTTTATTGGTAACGGATCTCAATTAACTGGTGTAACTGCCACAGCCAACACAGGCGACATTACTTTTACAGATAGTTTAATTTCAAGTATTAGTAACTTAATTGAAATTAACGGAAATAGTTATGTTCGACTTAACAGCGCAAATGCCGAAATAACAGTTGATACTAACGGCGCACAAATTGTATCTAATCTTGGTGCCGCAAACTATACTTGGAACTTTGATAGTGCTGGTAACTTAACTTTACCAGGCAACTCTTTTGCTGTTAATTATGCCAACGGTACTGCGGTTACATTAGGCGGTGGCGGCAATGCCAGCACAGGCAACGTAACATTTAACAATCAGATTGTTATTGGTACTGGCGATGGCTTTGGTGATGGCGGCCTGTATCTAGCAGTTGGCCCTACGAGCGTAGCAAACTTACAATACCTACAAGTACGCGGCGGTGATGTGGCTACTCACATACACCTTGACACCGGCAATAGTGATTTCTACGATCAGTACTTTGGTGATGACGGCAAGTATGTTAAATTAGAAGCTGGCGCAGAGGGCAACGTAGTGATTGGCACAGACGGCGATGGATATAATTGGACATTCGACGACACTGGCAACTTGACTGTGCCTGGCAATATAAAAACCACTACAATTGGTCCAGCATTTAGTAGCAATGTCACTGATGTTGACACTACCACTACTCCGGGCTTGGTGATTATTGAGTTGGCAGATAATGTGTTTACTACTGGAGCTCAAGGCCAGGTCACCATCACTGGTGTGGTTGGAACTACTGAAGCCAATGGCACATGGTATTATCAAACTGTGGAAACCAACGCCATCCAACTTTTTAGCGATCCAGGATTTACAATACCAGTAAACGGAACTTTATGGACTGCGTATGTTAGCGGCGGTTTGGCTGTGGCACAGGACTACTACCGCAATCTAAACATTACTGGTGGCGCGGTATCTATTGTCAACAGCGCCGGCAACGCCTGGACATTTGGTAGTGCTGGTAATTTACTATTGGCCCCACAAAATGTTTCAGGTAGTGCAGGTGAATCGGCCATTCTTACTGGCACAAGAAAAATTATCAACGGGCAATATTCAGGTGCCAGTTATGGATATTCAGCTGTGTTAGCTGCAGGCGGCACTCCCACAGTGGCCTACTCAGCTACCAATGAATATGTACAAAGTGTTCGACTAACTTTTGCTGTTGAATCTCTTGGAGTTGCCCCGCAATGGGAACAGTTTGATGTGGTAGCAACCAAGAGTCTTGATAACCCCGAGGTAAATTTTGTTGTCAGCAACCGTATCAAGGCTCGTAGTTCAATCCCAGATACTGTAGTTACAGCCTCTTACGGTAGCGCAAACCAAATTGAGATTATACTCACACTGGCCGCTGGTCAAACTGGCGGCTGGTCCAGTTTTGATGCTGTAGAATTTGGACTTTTGTTCAATTAATAGGAAAATAAAAAATGTCACAACAACCTTTTTCATCCGATAACGGATTTAGTACAACTGGCAATATAACTGCTGGTTACTTAGTTGGTAACGGAGTTAGTATAACCGGAATCACTGCTACTGCCAACATAGGCGACATTACTTTTGTCAATACAACAATTTCAGCTCCTACAAATGACGCCATCATAATCCAAGCTGTTGACAATGATGACGTTGTAAATTCATCTTTAGAGCTAGATCCCGACAACACACTCACACGCTTGGAACAATGGAGCAGTCAAAACAGTGAATCTTTTAACACATCAGACTGGAGCACAGGGGTTTACACAAATCAAGGCAGCCTGGGTGCTGTTCAATTTACTGGTGCTGCTAATATGGTTGACTTTGTGAACTCAGTATTTGGTGCTACTGGTCATATTTTCATCAGTGTCAATGGTGGACCACTGTTGCTACTGGACGGCACCGGTGGTGGCGCTACAGACATCACATTTTACACACCTACACTACCGGCTGTTAATCCTACGGTAGTAACTAGTTTTGAATATTTTTACAGTTACAAGTCGGGCTTTGAGATAGATTATGATTCCAACGAAGTTAACATCTATGCCAACGATGCTGATATCACTTTACTAACCACAAGCCAACGTGATATCAGTTTAGACTCCTCAGGTGACGTGATATTAACTTCTAATGCCAACGGTAACACAAGTAATTGGACATTTGGCGCTGATGGTAGTTTAACGTTCCCTATTGGTATATCTATTGATAATAGCGTAGACCCAGTGTATCCTAAGATCATGGCAGACAGTGGAAAGCTGTTCAGTATTCAAGGGCAAGGTGCCAACGGTTCTGCGGCGATGGCCTGGAGTCTAAATCCCAACACTGACACTCAGTATGCGGCCGTAGGCGTTAATCAAGGTGGTGGAGACAATCTTGCCAAGGTGGTATTGACCGCAGGAAATACGACTCCTGAATTAAAAGTTTGGAAATTTGATCAAACTGGTAACATAACTCTACCACAAGGTGGTATTGTTTATGAAACAACTATTCCAGGCGGAGCATTAACCGGCAATACCATTGCTTTAAAACCACAAGGTGGCACCAACCCTGATCAACAGTTACTTGTGTATCCAACTGCTCTTGGAGCCGATGCTAATCATTTACACTTGACCACAGGTAATCTCTACAACACTGAACTGTTTTTAGGTAATGACGACCTGTATGTCAAATTGGCCAACACAGGCGACATTGTGATAAACAGCAATGATGGTGTGGGTAACTCAGCACAGTGGACATTTAGCCCTGATAGTAACTTAACTTTACCTGGCGGTAGCCAAATTGTTGACACACCAACCGGAGTGCTTATATCTGGAGCGGGACAGACTGCTGTTAATCGTTTTTATACAAAAATAAGCAACACCTTATATCAAACTGTAGATGTAGGCATTACCTATAATATAATAGATCAGGCAGGAATTTGGAGTCTTGATGTGGTAGGTGAGGATAATCCTAGATATACTTCTGTTGATCTCATAACTTGGGCCGATGCTGGAGGCGGACTTCCTGCTCCTACTGGCACTATAATCAACGGATTAGCCAACATCACAGTTAACGGTAATACCTGGACCTTTGGCGCAAATGGAAACTTGACGTTACCAGCTAACGGATACCTAAGAGTAACTAGCGGCATTGTAGCAACAAACGCAAGCCCTGCTCCAAGTCTGTCAGGATTCAGCAGCGTGTCGGCTATAAATTTAAGTGCTTCAGGTAATATCACAGGCGGCAACATACTGACAGCCGGACAAGTTAGTGCTAATGGTAACATAACCACAGCCAATTCGTTTGTTGGCAACTTGATAGGAACTACAGTAAGCATTACTGGTAATGTTACAGCTAGTAATGTTAATGTCACTACCGGGTTAACTCTAAATGGAACTCCAATTGTTGCTAACAATGCGGCCAATCTAAACAGTATCAACACAATGACCACAACTGGTAATGTTGGTATCGGTGGCAACCTAAGTGTCACTGGCAATATTACAGGCAACGGCGCAGGGCTAACTGGCGTGGCAAAACAAACAACTGGCTCTTGGACAGTAACCCCAGGCACCGCTACCTACAGCTTTACTGTACCAGCTGGAACCTATGCCATGTGGGTCTCGGGCAACATACCCAACGGTATTATTGTGTGGAATGCCACAGCTACTATCACCAATACCAACGTGCCAGTGGTAGGACAACAATTTGCTTGGGTTTACGATGGCGGCGGCACACCGCTTGACTTTGTCAGCATACCCAATCAGTTTGTAGGCACAGGCAACGCCATAGTGAGAAGCAATACCGCTCCAAGCTCTACTACTAATAGATTTGACTTTAGCATCAACAACACCAGCGGCGGTAATGCCAATGTAAGTTACGGGTACACAGCACTTTAAACTAAATATACAAAAGGAAAACGAATTATGACAATACAAATAGGCGGCAGTATAAACGTTGGTGGTGCTATTAATATTGGTAGTGGAGCTCTTACAGGAGCAACTATCACTTACCCAGAACTGGCTCCGCCAGTAGTTCCTGGAATCCAATTGCAGGATGGAACTGCTACAGTTAATGGCTCAGTTGGATTTACTATCAACAATGGCGCATTGACCGGATTAGTTGTAAGTAATCTTACTCCAGCCAATCAATCATACTTTAATGATCAAGGAACTGGATTCTTTACGGCATCATTGGGGGCTGGCAGCACATACCCCACAATCACTATACAAATAACACAAACGTCTGGCCCAATGATATTGTTTTTTGATCCAGGTGAGTCGTATCCAGCAACATTCAACTATCCATTTACCATATCATAAGGAACCTAAATCATGTATATAACAACAATAGAACCAACACCAGCACCACAGCCAGGTGATCCAGGTTTTTGGGAGTGGGTACAAGCCAATCGCCCACATAACTTCCCACCAAAAATAGACAAATTGTAAAAATTTATTAGTATTATACTAAAAAAAAGGCGCCTAAAATAAATACATAAAGGGAAAATTAATTATGACATTACAAATAGGTCCTGGAATAACATTAGGCCCAGGAATCACAATTACTCTACCAATAACTGCTACAGCAGGGAACACAACCTCAGTTAGTGTAATTCAAAACACAGCTATTTCCAGTTTCAGTCCATTCGCCAGTGTGATCAATGGAACCCAGCCCTACACTTACTTTGTAAGCTCGGGTACATTGCCCACTGGCATAACTATCAATGCCAGCACTGGTGTGGTAAGTGGCACTCCTACTGTGGCATATCCGTTAGCTAATGTAGTGTTTAGCGTAAAAGATTCTGAGGATGTCATAGCCGAAACCACTTCAACAGTTGCCTTTACTGTAACTCCGCCTATATCGGCTGTGGCAGGAGCCACTTCCACTGTGTCTGGATATCAAAACTCAGCTATCACTAGTTTCAATCCATTTAGTAGTGTTACAGGTGGCACACTTCCATACACATATTTTATCAGTGCAGGCGCACTACCCGCAGGTATAACAATTAATTCCAGTACTGGTCTAGTAAGTGGTACTCCTACTACCACATACTCAACTGCCAATGTTACATTTAGCGTACAAGATGCTAACAGCGAGGTAGCGTCTACAACAAAAACAGTTGGCTTTACTGTAAATGCAGCGTTAACAGCTACAGCTGGCGCAACAACTACAGTATCAGTACCTCAAAACACCGCGATAAGCAGTTTCAATCCGTTTAGCAGCGTTACCGGTGGATTTACTCCATACACATACTTTGTAAGTTCAGGCACACTACCCACTGGCATTACAATTAATTCAAGCACTGGTCTAGTAAGTGGTACTCCTACAACTGTTCAAGGAGCGGCCAATGTGACATTTAGTGTACGCGATGTCAACAATGTGACAGCAGCCACAACTAGAATTGTTTCCTTTACTGTAACATCAGCAAGCGTGACGATATCATACCTAATTGTAGCTGGCGGTGGTGCTAGCGGAGCACGAGGCGGCCCACAGCCAGGCGCTAGTGGATATGCTTATGGCGCTGGTGGCGGAGCAGGCGGAGTGCGACAAGGATCAGTTACTGTAACTCCAGGAGCTACTTATAACATAACCATTGGCGGTGGCGGTTCAACAACAGCAGGTTCTAGTCTAGGCCCACAAACAGGTGGCTCTGGCACTCCTTCTTCTATTATTGGTACAGGAGTTTCTGTAACATCAGCGGGCGGTGGCGGTGGTGGTGGTGCTAGCCCATCTGGCAACGGTAGCACAGGCGCAACTGGTGGTAGTGGTGGTGGCGGAGCAGTTTGGAGACCCACATCACCTGGAGGTACTCAAACAGGTTATGCAGGAGGCAACGGAAATACTCCTCCTACAAGTCCATCGCAGGGCAATCCAGGTGGATCAGCTAGTCCCAGTGGCGCACCATCTTTCTCAGGCAGCGCCGGCGGTGGCGGAGCTGGTGGCTCTGGTAATCCCGGTGTGCGACAAGCGCCACCTAGTCCAACAAGCGGAATTGCTGCTGGTGGGGCAGGAATTACTAGCACTATTACCGGATCAAATACCTTGGTAGGCGGTGGTGGTCAAGGCGGCGGTTTTGGCAGCTCGCCCAGCCCATCAATATCATTTGGCGGAGGTGGTTCTAATACACCACAAACTGCTGGTGTAATTAACACAGGTGGTGGCGGAGCATCAAGTACAAATGGCAGCAACGGTGGAGGATCTGGACTAATCATTGTCAAAGCTCCTACCCCAGCGGTAACCATAAATGGCACCTTTACAACTGGACCTGACGGGTTAGGCAACACTTGGTATAGATTCACAAGTTCAGGCAACATTACCTATTAAATTTTGTAGCAATACCCAATAGTATAAATCTTGACTAAGAAATTAGTCAATTTTTGGGCTGGAAAAAAATATCCAAGTTCTAGCAGTATCAAACATAAATACATGTTTAACTTAGAAGGAAACAAAAATGAGTCATTACGCAAAGGTAGTAGATAATTTGGTAACACAAGTGATTGTGGCAGAAGCTGATTTTATCGCAAATTATAGCCAGCCAGGCGAAGCGCCCGGAATATGGGTACAGACTTCGTATAATACTCGTGGCGGTGTACATTATGGCCAAGATGGTAATCCAGACGGTGGCATAGCACTACGCGGTAATTATGCTGGTATTGGTTATGTATATGATCAGACAAATGATGTATTTTATCCACCACAACCATTTCCAAGCTGGGTATTAAATACCACTTCGTGGGGCTGGGAAGCTCCAACTCCTTATCCAACAGACGATAAAAGATATACATGGGACGAAGCTACTACCAGTTGGGTAGAAATTCCAACAACATAATATGCCAATATCAATAGGCGCAGGATTTTCAATTGGAGCAGGCGTTGGTGTAGGCGTACCTGGCGCTCCTAATGCATATACCATCAACTATCTAATAGTAGCCGGCGGTGGTAGCGGTTGGGGCTGTTCTGGTGGTGGCGGCGGTGGCGGTGGTGTATTGACTGGCACAGCACCTGTACTTCCAGGAACAACCTATCCTGTTTCAGTAGGTATTGGCGGCGTAAATAGTAACGGCGCAAATAGTGTTTTTAACGGCCAAACAGCTATAGGTGGCGGAGCAGGTGGAGGATATACGCTTCCTGGCTATGCTGGTGGATCAGGCGGCGGTGGTAATGCCGGGGGTCCTATTCAGCCTGGAGGGTTAGCTACAGGTAGTCCAGGTCCCGGAGTAGCTGGCTCTCAAGGATATCCAGGCGGAGCAGGTAGTTCACCTGCTAATGGTGGTGGTGGTGGCGGAGCGGGTGGGGCCGCCGGCCCTAGTAGTAGCGGTGGTGGTAATGGTGGCGCAGGATATACTTGGCCATATACCGGAAATACATATGGTGGCGGTGGCGGTGGTGGAGCAAATGGCTATGTTTTTGGTAGACCAGTAGGCACGGGTGGGTCAGGTGGTGGTGGTCCTGGTGGCGCAGCACCTTCCTCTCCACCTGCAAGTGGCACAGCCGGCACACCTGGAACTGGTGGCGGTGGCGGCGGTAGTAATAATGGTGGAGCACAAGGTGCTGGCGGATCCGGCACAGTTATTATTGCTATGCCAACTCCAAGTTATCCGGGGTCAGCTCCAGGAGCAGTAGTAACAACTCCTCCAGCCGCACCAGGTTTCACAGTATTAACTTATGTAACACCCGGACCCAGTACTCCTGGCAGTTTTACATTTACAGCATAATGAAAAATAAATCATGAGCATAACTATTGGAGCTGGAGTAGCATTTGGAATTGGACCTCCTGGTAGCACAGCGGCGGGAATTACTCCTCCTCCACCCCCATATTCAGTTAACTATTTGGTTGTAGCAGGCGGTGGTGCCGGAGGTTGTATTTTTTCAAATGCTGGCGGCGGAGGCGGTGGTGGTGTATTAACTGGCTCAGCTGTTTTGTCCGGCGGCATTCTATACACAATTACGGTTGGTGCTGGTTCTGCTTCACAAACCGGCTTTAACGGTACACCTAGCACAATAAGCGGACCTGGTATATCATCAATTATTGCTACCGGAGGAGGCACCGGTGGACCAGGAGGTCCACCGTTTTGTGCTGGTCGCCCTGGTGTTCCAGGCGGTTCAGGCGGTGGTGGTAGTGGTGGTGGGCCGACCTACTCTCCTGGAACAGGCGGCTGTGGAAGTCCAGGCCAAGGTACACCAGGAGGTTCTGGAGGTGCTGGAGCAGCTGGACCAATACGTATTGGTGGTGGTGCTGGAGGTGGTGGTGCTGGAGGTGGGGGTTCTCCTGGAAGTCCTTGGCCAGGAGCTCCAAATACAGGCGGCCCAGGCGGCCCAGGCGGAGCAGGATATACTTGGCCGTTCACAGCAACTACATATGCTGGAGGTGGAGGCGGCGGAACATATTTAAGTACTCCTGGTACAGGCGGTTCAGGCGGTGGTGGGCCAGGTGGACCAGGATCAAATCCAGGCATAGTTAATACAGGCGGTGGCGGTGGAGCCTTTGGCGCAGGTGGATCAGGAGTAGTTATCCTAGCAGTACCAACTCCAAATTATCCAGGAGCATATGGCCCACAAGCAACAACCCCACCGGCAGCACCAGGTATGACAGTAATAACTTACACCAGTTCTGGCGAGTATACAGCATAAATTGTAGACTTTATTATATTTAAATTAAAATAAATATATTAAAGAAAATTAAATTATGACAATAGAAATAGGCGGGGGCATCAATTTTGGGGGTCAAGTTATGGTTGGTAGTATCCCACCTATTACTGCTACGGCTGGAGCCACAACTACAGTAACAGCAACTCAAAATACAGCTATAACCAGTTTCAATACATTTAGTAGTGTTACTGGTGGCATAGCCCCATATACATATTTTGTAAGTTCAGGCACACTACCCACTGGCATAACTATCAATCCAAGCACTGGTCTAGTATCTGGTACTCCTACTACAGCTCAGTCAGCTTCAAATGTAGTATTTTCAGTAAAAGACAGTTTGAATTTTATTGCTAGTACAACAGATATAGTTTCATTTGCTGTAAATTCAGTTTATTTAATAAACTATCTAATTGTTGCCGGTGGTGGTGGTGGCGGTATTGGTTATGGAGGTAGTGGCGGTAATGGAGGAGGTGCTGGCGGAGTAAGAGCCGGAGCTACTTCTTTAACAATGGGAACAAGCTATACTATCACTATAGGTGCTGGCGGAAATGGAGCACGAGGTTCAGCTTTTACACCGCTTGACCCGGTAGTAAATGGCCAGCCAGGATTTCAAAGTAGTGTTACTGCTCCAGGCTTTAGCACAATAACTTCGACTGGTGGAGGCGGTGGAACTGGGCAAGCTGGGCCTAACAATCAGCCGGGAGGATCTGGGGCTGGCGGAAGTTCATTCGATTCAAATTTTGGGCCAGCAGTGGGTAGTCCAGGAGCTTATGGTGTAGCAGGTACGCAAGGTTATCCAGGAGGCCGTGGAGATAGCGTAGGTTTTGTGGCGGGTGGCGGTGGCGGCGCTGGAGGATCAGGTCAAGCCGCTGCTCTTCCTGGAAGTAGTTCTGGCGCAGGCGGACCCGGAGTTGTTTGGCCTTTTAATGGAGCTTTCTACGGAGGTGGCGGTGGCGCAGGAGGGACTAACTTTGGAGCACCACCCATAACTAGACCCGGAGCCCCAGGTGGTTTAGGTGGCGGCGGAGCCGGACCTACTCTTTCTGCTGGAACACCGGGGTGTATCAATACCGGAGGCGGTGGCGGCGGTGCCGGTTGGCCTACAACACTAGGAGGTTCAGGCGCAGCTCTTCCTGGCGGAAATGGCGGGTCTGGTGTTGTTATACTAGCTGTACCAACTCCTAATTACCCAGGCTCAGCACCCGGTGCTTTAATAAGTACTCCTCCGGCAGCACCTGGAAAAACAGTATTAACTTATACGAGTTCTGGTTCGTACACAGCATAAAAGATACATTACGATTCAATATGTCGACATTTGCCTCTAAATTTATATCCCGGGCAACTACATTGATGTAAACCATTTACTTCGGTAATAGTATATTTTTCGCCTTTACTTCCTATGACAATTTTTACAAAACCTTCCGGTAAGTTTTCTTTAGGAAGAAAACCCCAAGTATTATTAATTTCTTTAAACTTCCGGCGGCTAGTGCTAAATGGTAAAGGTTTACTAAATTCCTGTAATTCACCTGTACTTTTTTTCACATAAGCAAACATTTTATCTTTGCTATCGCTAACAAAATATACATGGTTAGGAAAATCCCAATCAGGAGTTATCTCTTGCAGTGTTTTCATAATGGTTGATATTCACGGATCATTTTAACTAGTTTATCCCTATGTTGGGTAATACAATCCACAACATAGGTGTATGCTTTAGCGTCATGCCCACCGATATGCCATTCATAATCGCCCTGTGGAGTACAAGGAGTTTTATAGTCATAGATTGTAGCAATCGTACCATCTTCAAATGTAAGTGCCCATTCGCAGGTAGTCTTGTCTAAGTCAGAATTAGGGCCATATTTGGGTTTGCCAAAAATCTCTACTAACTCAGCATAAGTAATTGAAAATTCGCCTTTTAGGCTGGTCATGTTAGCATTAGCATCGTTAGTAAACTTCATCTTCAAACTCCGCAGAATAATCAGTATCGATACATACACTACCAATCCTAATAATACCACCAGCACTAAATGTAGAAAAGTCTTGTACAAATTCAACTACATGCCCATCTTTAAGATTTTCTAACTCAGACGGTGTTATGTCTTTAACATTAATACAACCAATTAAGCCAGCGTCAACTCCATATGAGCGACCTTGTTCGTCCTTGTATGTACCATCGCCCCATTTGGTAGTAAATGTAGCAAACCTGCGACCATCTTTAAGATTGAATTCACCATCTAGCACTTTATTATCATTAATAGTCAACGAACAAAACTCGTCCCATTCAGGATGCATAACATAGCATAAGTCACCTATATAATAAGTTCCAGCTTTCATCATATTAAGCCTCCACCATTTCCCAGTTAGCTATCCTACGCTCAACTTCGTCGTTAAGTATGTCCTTGATTATTACATCCTTGACTCCTAGACTTTGGCATTCGTTGAATGCTTCAGCTAGACCCACTAACTCTTTAGCAGGCATATTACGGACCATTTCTTTGTATTCAGCGAAAGTGCGATATTTTGACATAAGTGTTCCTTATTAAAAATTATTCTGCGGGGATAACTTCGTCTATACTAAAGTTGTCGCCATCGACAGGATCACCTAATTCTACCTGTCCATTAAACACTACTTCTTCAGCCGCTTCAGCAGACTCAGCTTCAACCTCAACCACATAGGTTACAGTTTCACTACAATAAACACGGAATTTAGCCATTATACACTCTCCAACATATTTGCCGGGACACGATACAAGCCAACTGGTGTACGGACCACGATATTTTTCTTACCTACTCTTTCTACAGTACCTACATAAAACTGGCCATTTCGATTGCTAGTAAATTTAACCGTCACACCACGATTAAAAGTATGAATTTTCTGTTTGGCCAGTTGACTTCTAGCAAAAATTACAGCTTGACTAATAGTATCCAATTCGTTATTGTCAAATAGACCTGATACAATAGCGCCGCGAATTTCTGTAATATCCATATCTGCTCCTTAGTTAAAAAAGTGCTGGTTTTAGTTTTGTAAGTCGCAACCACCAGCAAAAATTGACTTGCTTCGTATTCTGGGGTATCAAGGCTCCCCAAGGACCGCACGGCCCCATCACAGCCTTACTCGGATAAGTTAATAATCCTGCCATCATATTCCATGAAACTTACTTGGAACGGTACAAATACTTCTTGACCAACACGACCTTTATCGTCAGCATCAGCCCAGCTATCTTTAGTAACTTTGATTACAAAACAATCGTAACCTTTATTGTCAATTTTAGTAACAACGCCTTCTACGAAACAATCTTCGCGACCCACCATTGGTTTAAAATCATAAGCACGGATAGTTTGTCCTACTTTAGCTACATTCGCATATTTTAACATTTAATGCTCCTTTTCATTTACTATACATGCAGTATAGCGGTTTTAGAATATATCGTCAACCAAAATCTACCCGGAGCAGACCCATATAGATAGGGCCTAGTTTCGTTGTTTTTTTACAACAAACCGTGTTTTTTGAGGATTTCTAGGGATTTTATAGCAGAATTAGCCCAAGAGTACTTGGTGCGTATGAGTTCGCTATTTGTAGTGGATTGTGCCAATAATGCTGGATAATTATCATAAGCCTGTTTGATTGCGTGGGCAATGCTATCTACAGTACTTACGGCCCATTTACCATAATTATTATCCGGGGCAGGATAAAAAGATTGATATTCTTGACAATCGATTGGCATTAATTGGTAATCAACTAATACGCAGGATGATTTAATATCCTGGACAAATTCTGTTTGTCCCGAATAAAATGTAGTAATTAATGGTAAACCACAAGCGGCGGCTTCTATTAATGGTAACCCCCAACCTTCTGCCTTTGTTGGAAATAAGAAAACATCACAAGATCTATATAACTCAGCTATCTGACTTACTGTCTGATAACCCCATATTAATTTAATATTATCGGCTCCAGTACTCTCTATTTTATTATCTAATTCTTTTTTCTTTAATTCAGGATCTTTAAAGAAATCCGATTTAATTATTAATTCAATATTGGAATTATTGCCAAATGTTTTAGTAAAGGCATCAATAGATTCGTCCATTGACTTACGCTGTTCGTATTTGCCAATTAATAAAAATCTAAATTTATCGTGATGATGTTTAAAATAAGGATGGAATAAATTATTATCTACCCCTTCTGGAACTACTTCAATTTGTTTTAAATCTACTCCATTTTCGATGGCTATTTTTCGACCCCATTCTGTAGGAATCCATGATTTATGTCTTTTAATTACTTCTAACAGTTTTTCAGGAATAATTGTAGACTCAAATACAGACCAGTTAACATTATATCCACGATAAAAATCATTTAAATTGGCCGGAATAAATGCTATATTAATATCATTTGTAGTACTTTCATTAGCTGATTTAGCAATGGCCGCATTATCTTGGAAATTAATTAATTCAATAAGAGACTCCATACCATTAATTTGTTTTAATGCTGTAGAGTAATGTTGGAAATGGGTGCCTATGCCAGAATCATTGGCTTGGCCTATAAGTCTAATCTTCATTAAACTTAATTAGTTAAGATAATTGTTCCCAGGATAAAAACTGTGCGTTTTTCAATGATTGTACTCGAGCTGTTGGATTAGTTTCAAATATCCCGTTAGCATAACGAACATGTATTTCTACCTGAGCGTTTTCTTCTGAATCTTTCATACCAATTAATGCTATGAATTTCATTGTAGCACCGTCTGGAGCGGCAAATACTACATCTTTAAGTGTTAAATCAGCTACATCGTCAATGCTTGGAACATAATACACATGGGCGGGATTAACATAAAAGAATGGACGCTTGACAAACTTAACTAATTTAGCTGCTGTTCCACCTTGTGATAAGTGTGCTTTCATTATAGCGGTAAACTTTTCTGCTATAGCTTCTACTAATGGAGCCATTAAACCTTTTTGTGTAGCATAATTGGTAACAAACCAATCACCAAACGCACGTTGCCAGTAAGCATTCTTTTCCATGTCAGCCATGATTTCTTGGCCGGTTCCTACTTTTTGATTTTTTCCGTTACAAGTAAACTTTTTAGTCTTTGGATCATAGACAACATAATATTTGTTAGTATCTTTGCCGCCAATCTTAGTGCCGGGATTCTTTTTTGCCAATTGTAATACCTGTGTAAAAACACCCTCTTTCCAAGATAGATATTCTGGACGGGCATAGCGCAGGAAAGCATCGCCGCCTACTTCTAAACCTAAGTCCTTGGGACTTGGATTGTTTAATGTTATTCCGGACTTTTCTTTAACTGAACAGCCCGCTATAGTTGAGCCTACAAACTCAATGTCCGCACTTGTTTCTGGATTAATATTAGCACCACCCGCCCAATCGAATTGATCAACTACTTCGCCTAATTCAATTAACTTATTGACTACAATTGGTTTTACAGTAGTTTGAGAATATTCGTGCCATCTAGCTAAAAGAGCTGGATCATATGCTGGGGCTAGTAATTTTTTAATATCATCATATGTACGCTGTGGATTAGCTAACATAGTTGGGGGAATACTCTTTTCAGGCTTTTTAGGATCAAATTTAGTGATATCAGCACTACAAAAGGATAATAACATTCCTATTTCAGAATTGTAACGAACAGCATCTGATTTGCCGCCCTCATTTAATTGGGCGTTTTCAATTTCATATAATCGCATGGTTATATATTTAGCAATTCCAGATGTATATTTTGTCCTGTTTCTTTTTACCTTTGGCTTGTCCTAATTGTTGTAATAAATCCTCTTCAGTATCGCAGGGAGTTAACCCATATTTAATAGCGTCATCATACATTTTAGGGCTTATATTAAAACAAACCTTGCCACCTGCTCGGATATGTTTGACACATTTGGCCCATAAAGGAATAAAGAAATCCTCATAAAAGACCCGATCATTTTCCCAGGGCTTCATATTTTTATATAATTCCATATTAATATAAGGCGGGCTAGTTAATACAAAGTCATAATTAATTTTAGAATAATCTACAGTTAAACAACTATCCCAGATCATTTCTAATTTACTAGTATTTTCTACTTCAAATAATCCATTGCCAAAGGTTACTTTATTTTCTAAAAAATCAATCATTCCATCATAAGCGGGTTTCATGTCCACGTTAGTATCTATACCCACATAGTCTATGCCCAGACTCCAAGCACCCAACATACGCCCGCCCCAACCAGCCGTGGGATCTAATACGGCTGTGGCCCCATATTTCTTATATAAGTATTTGGCTGTTGTAGATTTAAACATAACAATAGAACCAGTATTAATCCTATAACATTCAAATATATTATTAGCAGGTACTTTACCACCCCTATTTCTTTTACGGGTCTGCTCGATTAAAAAGGCCTTTTTCGCAGGATCAGCCCACATTTCATAAATTGTTTCCCTGGGTTTACCCGAACGTTCCCTGGTACAATGTAATAAATTAGCAAATTGATAATGATAAAGAAATCTATTTCCCGCGAAATTATTTTCATTTTCCACGCAATCGTATCGGTTTAAATTATTTAAATCTCGATTTAATTCCTCGTCAGAAATTAGCTTGTGATTAACGATATCGTCAATCGTAATTTGTTCTAAATTATCATTTACCGTGCGGATTTTTTTACTCATTGTTTTTCAAATAACCATAAATCTTCAAAATTACCATTTTTCATTTTGGCCGCTTGCCTGCCTGTGGAAATAGCACTCCATTGTACCCGATAATGTCCAATCAATTTTAAATGTTCGCTGGCAATTTCCATCATATCTTTACTAATTGTAACATCTTTTTTATCTTTATTGCGATAATTCGAAATAATAAATCCCAAACGGCCGCCGGGTCTAAGTACTTGTCCACATATTTCTATAGTCTTTTTCCAATAACCCTGTAACCAACATCCATAATCGGGGTAATTGGTTATACTTTGGTCGGGACTATCATATATCTCTAAATCAAAATAGGGCGGGCTGAATAAAACAGCATCTATTTTCTGCCGATATTTTTCCACGAAATTATATCTATCCTGTAATTCCTCCGAAGGACAACAATATAAATCAATTTCTTTTTCCTCTAATTCGAAAATAGATTGATCTTTATAATTTAAATAACTCTCGTGTAATAAATGGCCATTATCCACTACCTCGGGAATAACATCCGTGGCAATGAATTTCTTAAATTTAGTAGAGGAATAATAGCCTAATTGATAACTATTCCAGCCCATGACCGGAGCAAATATAGTATCGCCCTCAAATAATTCATCCAATATTCCCCTATAAGTAGCTGGATTAAATATCGACGCACGATTAGCGCCTATCATAAAGTCAGTCCAGAATTGATTATAATCCCCGTCAATACAGCATATATGATCAAAAAAGGCCGGCCCCGCTAGACTATTCCTTATTTTAAAATCCTCGAACATAGCCCGTAATAAGCCAAAGGTATATTCACTATCATTCATATATAATTTCTTAGTAGAATAAAATTTCTCGAAATTAATATTCTTACATATACGCCCATATTTAGAATTCTTTATTCCCTGGAATATATCGTTTGTTCTAATACCAGCAGTGGGAATATCGAAATAATAATTTAACCCGTGGGGTAATTCCCCATATCTCTTAAACCAAGCAGATAATGCCAGTTCGGGTTCTTGTACTATCATACGATATAAATTCTTTTTATATAGATCTAATCTTTCAGCCCTATCATCCCGACTGGCTACACGTTTAATAAATGTATCTATATCGGAACGGCTAACGAATTCACCTGTGGTATCGGATATATTTAAAACGGATAATCTTTTAGAGAAATCCTCGTAAGAAATTGATCGATTTAATCTAAATAATCGGATAAAATCATCGAAAGTAAATATTAAATTGCTCATTTAGGTATACTTTAATCTAATAAAACTAGCCCAACTTTCCTGGACAAAAGTAAATGTTACTGTGGAAGGGACTAAATTTTCATAGGAAATATAATCATCCACTCTAGGCTGAAAACTCCAAGTAAACTCCTGATTGGCCCGTAATCCCAACTCTTTTAGATCCATGACTATATTATACGCATCACCAGCAGTGGCCACAGGAATGACGACAGTATTATTCATAACCCCGAATCGGCCCTATAGAACCAAAGAAACAGCGCGAAGCGCACGTGCAAAACCCGATCATTTCTGTCCCGTTACTATATGGCCGCCATATTTCAACATATAAAATACAGTATCCTCGTCCAAGTCAAACTCTATTAAATGCTCTTGACTATCCTGTGGACGTCCAACCCTAAATACCCACGATGAGCCAGTAGCTATAACATTCCCAGTGGGTTGACCGACTACGGCGCCAAATTCTGTAGCTAACTCCCCGATAACTTGAATAAGCTGACTGCGATAGACATCGTCGTTCGACCATACTACATCGTATGCGCTAAATCTATGTGTGATATTGACTATATTACTCATCATCACTGTATTTACGTCTAGTAGCACGTATCTCTGAAATAAAATACACAGCTAAAAAAAATAATATAGTGAGCATGATAGTAATAATGATAAGTGAATTAATACTACCATATACTAGTATGACCAGTGAGTTAAACGACGTAAAATATAGTGTAATCAAATGTATAAAATCTAGTTCCATAGTGGGGCTAAAAGGTTATAAGTTAAGTAATTATAACATATTATTCGAAAAGATTAAATCATTTTGGGGTGAGATATCCATAGTTCCCGCCCGGAGATTAAATTAAGTAAGGGATCGTGCGTTAATGTAAGGAAAAGTAAGAAAAGGTAGGAAATAGTCGGATATTATTCGAAATAATAAAGAAAAGTAATAGCTGTATGACTTAGTTATTCGAGAAAAGATTGATTCTTTTCGGCTGTGAGCTTAGTGGTAAGAAAGTGTCAAAACCTTCAGTCCTCGGGGCTAGAAGTGGAGAATTTGGCATATGCATCGCCTACTACTACCTTGACACCCTTTTGCCTTATCCGTATAGCATATAGTGTATCACCCTGTAACACCGTTTCCGCCCGGTTCTGCCAGGACTCCGACCTTGCACTGCAGAGGTTCTTACTTTAATAAGCTACTGTATAGTACTATATGGGGTTAATTCTCGTACCATAGTCTTGACTTTACTACGCATGTCATCAGTAGCCTGATTGCTTCTACATATAAGATACTGGTTATATATGTTAAGCGCACGATAGCACTCCCCATCTCGATTGCCCTGGGGTGGTTCTTGTAATCCACCTTTAAATACGGCATCAAAAGCATGGGTAGCGTTGGGATAATGTTTCCAATATGTAGCACCGGTGAATATATCTTTATCGCACTGATCTATAGGGGTACCTGTATCTCTGCCTGCGGTGAATACTACTACTATACCATTATAAGGGCCCAGAGGTGGAGCATACCAACGACCATGTCTTCCGCCGGTTACACATACGGGGTAAAGTGATATTCCCGCTCGGAACATCTTGTTATATTGATTGAAAAACTTGTTATCAGTCATAGTACGTAGTATAGCCCAGCCACCTTGGCTACCGCCCATCAAGTAAACGGATCCGGGATCTACCCCTTGCTCTAGTACGAATCTACCCGCGGCTATAGCATCCAAGGCCCGCATGTTAGCGCCATACTCATTAAATGTCGACCAATTTTCGTTTTTACCCCGGGACCAAAAGGAATCTAATACCAGTACATTAGCCCCCAGTTCTCTACGGGCCCATTGTGCCGAACTGACATCTATAGCACTCACCCCGTGCCCGCCGTGTAAGAATATAAATGTAGGGCGGTTTCGGACACCGTTTTTGTGTGGAGTCCACGACGCTAGCAACTTACCCCGACCATCGAATGTAGGGATCTGGGGCAGGAAATCACCCATGTTCCTGTTAGTAGTGTACCATTCGATCTTAGCTTGGAACAGCAATTCTTCGGGCGGTTTCTGGGCCGTAGTCTGGGGTTGATGGTGTTGGATATCTTGGGGGGACAATGCCCAGGCCTGGACTGAGACGACGACGAGTAGTAGGGCTAGTCTGTACATTATTCGCCCCGATTTTGGAACACTAGATCACGGACAAATTCACGGTCCGCGGTATCGCCTAGGAACTGTGTGTCCTCCAGGGCCTTATACTGGGCTGTGGCTAGTATGACTTCCTCCCTGGTAAAACCATAGTCAAAGATACCTGACTCGCCGTAGAACTCTAGTGTATAAGCGATAAAACGCTCAGTGGGATCTTCGGGTAATCCCAGGGGGGTCATGCCAGGTAGGGCGGCTATCTGTGGAGTCATTATTGGGCCTCCTGTATGGGGAATCGATCCTGGATCACACGATAAGCCTCCATGGTGCGTTCTGAGTACAGCTGACGGCCATACCGAGCAATATCGCGTACGATATCCGGGGCGGTCCAGCCTACGAATTCGGCTTCTCGTTTGATCTGTTTGATAGCGGTTTCTAGTTTCATTATAGTGCCTCGTATAAGTGTGCGAAAGTTTCCATGCTAACATAGTCTTTAACATAGATATAGATTATGTCAATACTATAGCCTGAACGCTTCATGCGTACGATCTCTGCGTTGACATCCATTATAGCTGCTCCTTGATAGTTGCGATTAGTGCGCGGATGCGCTGATTGTCCGAACAGTCTTCGCGGTTCTGATTGGTGCGTACTGCTAATAGTTCACGGAGGGCCTCTAGGGTGAGTTCAGCTTGTCTAGGGGTCATGTCTAGGATAACACGTTGGCTAATCATTTATTTCTGCTCCTGCTTATTGTTTACTATATACATAGTATAAGGTATTACAATTTAATTGTCAACCAAAAGGCCTCTGACTAGCCGAACACGTACCCTAACCTTTTAGTATACTATCTTTTAATATTTTTGTCAACCGGCCCCGGCTTGCGTGTAGCTAAAAAACAACGGTAAAATACCCCCTAAATAAGCCCTGGGATAAGCTCCTGATTAGCTCCAGGTACCGGTATGATATGGTAGGATGGTGGGTATGGGGGGTCTAGAAACTCGGGTACCCCCGGTAGGTCTAATTAGCTACAATACAGATACTAAAGTTGGAAAAGGCGCCAGATAAAACCGCATAGTCTATTCCCTTATTATACATATTATATGACCAAGGTCTAGAAACTCCGGTCGATTATTTTTCGGGGCATTTGAAATTGCATGCATGCAATTTTTTAATCTGTACTATTAAGACCTGGTTGATATCTATTAGGATTATTTCACCCAGAGTCCTAGTTCTATTAAATAACTCCATATGTGGTTTGAGAACTTTTACGAAGATATTGGCTCGTTTGACACTAGCATACTGGATAATTTTAGCAAACAGATACGTGGACTAGATTTAGAACATCCAGACTATTTAAGACCAGAGTATTGCTTTAAGGATAGCGGCCTACTTATATTGCCCATGAACTATGCCCAAGTCATGGATGCACGCTATTATGCTTTATGCGAACCTTTGATCCGACTAATACAAAGCACAGGACATCACTGTTTAACCAATACAAGACCTTATAGAATAGAGATTTCTATCATACAACCTGGCACTAGAGTAACATGGCACAATGATCAACACGTGTGCCATAAATTCTCCGAAAGGATCCATATACCTATAATTACCAATCCCTTAGTTGAATTCGCTAGTAAATGGTATGTGGAGCATACTCCCTATAAGTTTAAAATGTTACCTGGGCATATATACCGTTATAATAACCGTGTTATGCACACAGTTAAAAATCCTGCTGATCTACTACGCTGTCATCTAATAGTGGATTTTATACATGAAAATATATTCAATTATTTTATTGATAATGACATGATGTACAAGCTATCCAATAATCAACCAGTAACACAGGGAGATGAAATTTACTATATGGTTAATCGAGACCTTAAGGGGGTAACGCCCTCGATGTTGGACGAGGACGATATCAAGCAGTTACGAGCAGTATCTACTTATTATATGGAGCATAATACCTAATGACACAAGATATTCGACTAAGTATCCAAGAACAGATCGATAGAGTACAGGCTAATAACGTGTTCCTCGAAGAAAGCCGTTATATCAAACAAACTTGCTTGTTACTGGGCTGTGATAATATTATCGATTTTGGCAGTTGGTGTGGGGTACTAGCTGAAAATATATTATCGCAGGACATAGAATTACAGAACTATCACTTGGTAGATTGTGTTCCTTTATACATGGATATAGCTCTTGATAGACTAGCCAATTATGATCAATCTATAACTTATGAGTTAGTAACACTACTACCTAAAACTACGATAAACCTACCCCAAGACATCTTAGTCAATCGAGAAGATACACTTAATACATCGTCTATCTATTCCCAATATTTTGTTAAGCAGTCAGTCAAGTCGGACGACTACCGTGTGCCCATAGCTGATCCTGTAATTGTAGATAGTTATATACGAGATAATCTAGGACGATTTACCGATAAGACTTATGTCAAAATAGATTTGGATGGGGTTGATCTCCCCTTGGTCGATAGTATATTGGATAATCAGTTAACACCTGGGGCTATACATTTCGAAGTATGGCATCCGTTTAAACATCGTTCGACTAAGTTATTTGAAAGACTGGGCAAACTAGGTTATTCTATACCACTAGCTGATTTGACTTGGCATAAAAACTTTTCAGTCTCAGTAGGTAGATCTTACTGGTGGGCAGTGGGTTATGATATCATAGATGGTAAGTATGTCTATACTTACTATGATCAGGATCATGGCAGTCAAGCTAGGACTAGATCTTAACGATAATGTCAGTCAAGGGGGCTCAATGCAAAGAATCTATCAAGTAGTCTGGGAATCCTCCCAAAATCTCTACTACTAGTTATATGTAGATTATCGTGATTATATTGGGGGTTACTGTATGTATAATCCCATACTGCTAGATTGATACCCTTGGTCCTATCTATCCTTAGGGGATATATCCTTATTTCCATGTTGTCTATGAATATATCCATGTAGTCATCCATACCGGGAATCATACCCCACGTGCCCGATTTAAGCACATGCCATACCCACGCATCGCCAAAGTATTCTTCTACTTGTTCTCTAACTTGCTGGCTAGTTACCATTTTTAAGTAGGAACATAGTCAGTGTAGGCGGTAGTCGATCTCCCAATAGTACGGTGCGTTTAGGTTCTAGTAAGATATCCCAAGCTACTACTGAACGTTCGTTATTAATAACATGGGTATATTTGTAGTGTATTCTCACACGACATTTGGTTAGTTGTTTGACTACACCCACTTTTACGCCCTTAAGATAAGAAGCGGTAAATGCTATGGGCTGGCCCAACTCAATTGGTTGTTTAAGGCTATCTAAGTGTTCATAAGTTTTTTGCATAAGTTGCTTTCTAACGTGCTGCGCTTCGCGCTGGGTTCTCTAGTTCAATAGCCAAATTTTGGCTGCCTTTTCTGCCATCATTATTAATTACAGTTTTAACCCAATGGCAAAATGTACACATAGCTTCAATATTATCAGCTGAATTTGATCCGCCGTCTGCTTTTCTAATCACACTATGGTCACCATGATTATAACGGCGTTTAATTTCGTGCTTTTCTTCTTCGCTTAAGATAACACCAAAATACTCTTGTGCTTTAATCCAACGCGGATCTAAGTTCACATCCTGCCCACAACAAGAGCAAATATCTGCTCTGTGAAAGGTGTTGGGTCTGTCAAGTCTGCCATAGCCGCCGTATTCAATTAATTCTGTTTGGTGCTGGCGGCACAAGCTATCGGAACCTGGGCCTTGAAACTGTGTCAAAGGATGTGTGCAAAGTCTACAGGTCTTGCCCAACTCTTTAGCAAGCTGGGCAGGACTTTTCAACTTTTTATCGTCTCTCAAGTCCTGCATACTATTATACCAAATCTTCGTTAAGTGGCGCAAACGAACTGTTGCTATCAGACTTGGGCACCGGATGCTTCATAGATTTTCGTAATTGTGCTATTAAGTAAGGAAAACCATGTACGGGCTCTTTCTTAAACTTAGGAGCAGGAATACTGTATCCTAGCTGGGCAAGATGCCTATTGGTTTCGGTGTGCCAGTTATTATAAGCATTGCTGGCTTTGATCCAAAATACACCCTGCGGATCAAAATCGCAAGACCAAATTTTATTAATAACTTGGACCAATTCTGCGATATACTGTTTGCTTAATATAATGCCATCAATGCGACACCGGTCAAAATAATGGGCCATCATAACCATTTCCTTTTCTCCGACATTGCGTTGAAGTTTGGTTGCTAGGGCCAGATACATAGCAAGGTACTGGACAGTATCAGCTTCTAATTTATTAATTTCTTGCAAACGACTGATAGCGCCTGGCATTTCGGTATCGTTAAACTTTTTAGCTGTAACAAACAGTCCAAATTTTTCAATATACTGTTGTTTAAGTTCGGCGGCCTGCCATACGGAATTACTAGAACTATCAATGCGTACACCAAAAATCATTTGTTCCCAAATATCAATTAACTCTAAACTTTTCTTGGCTTCGGGTCCATTGTGACTAATAAAGGTTGCCCGCATTTCTGGCTTGAGATTACTGAGATAAATGTTCACAGGAATTTCAATTTCATCTGGGGATTCATCAAGTAAGTGAGTAGCAATTAACCAAAGCAATACTAAAGTGTGTTGACCGTCCCACGCAAGAAAATCATCTTTATTTTGGTCTGGGCGATATACTTGGATAGGAACTACTTTGGTAGCCATAAATTTGTTTAATAACACAAGAACCCAAAAAATATCCAATTGTCTCTGCATAGTGCCGTCAACATTAACTTGCTTCATTACGACCGATTTGGCTTCTGCTAATGCTAAGTCTTTCCATTTTTTGATGTTGGGGTGGCGTCTACGAAACTCTGCTTTAGCCTCTTCAAGTTGTTGGTCAACAATCATCCTGTTAAGAGAACTTAAATTGTTGTATGCTTCTTTCCAGCGTTGAGCTACTGATAGAATTGCACTTTTTCCGTTTGAAAAACGACTGTTCTTTTTGTCCGCATAAGTGTTGGACATCGTGGGAGTACTACTAATTACTAAGTTCATCATTTTTGGTCCTTTCCATTTTGATGAGTTTGCTGTGCGAAATTGCACAGTATGTTTATATTAACATTAACTGAGTTTCTTGTCAAAATTTATATTTCCAAAAACAGCAAAGCCCCTTGCGGGGCCTTGGTGTCCTAGTGCTTGGTTCCCGTTCTAGGGTACGGGACAGTAACCCCATGTGACCAATATGGGCATCCAACCAAACTTGGATGATTTAGGGAGCGGTCTTATTCGCCGTCGTAGCTTAGATGAGCATGTGCTCGGTTCCAAGCTTCGCGGATCTTGCGAGCTTGTCGGGCTGTAAGTGGTTCGCTTACTTCCACTTGCTTGCCGGTAAGTTCTTGTATGGCCTTGGGTGGCACTTTTATAACCACGGTGTTTTTCTTAATAGTAGCACCGCGAGCTTTGCCCACTAGCAAGTTGGCGATTTCAGCACGGCCATTGTCAAAGTTGCGACTTAGTAATTCTTTAATAGCGCCGTCTTTATCCAAGGGCTTGGTAAGTTTAATCATTTCAACTTCTGTATGACCCACTTTAACCAAATGTAAGAAACGTGCATCTGAAGTTGTGAAACGCAATTTCAGTTCACCGTTCAAACGACTAACACCCGCATATGTAAATTGCTTCATTTATTGCTCCTATTTGTTAACTATACAACTATTATATGATCTAATGGATTTGTTGTCAACCGGGCAGATATTACATGCTCCAATAAGATTCGCTGGCAGGTGAGCAATAGTGTGGAGTATCATAACGCTCGGTGAACTCTTTACCGCCTATTAAGTTTTTCTTGGTTATAAAGGTTTCGTGAACTTCTGCAATAAAGCCTCGAGCTTTAAATCCTCCAATGACGCTGTTGATATAATCTTGGGTTACTGGATCAAAGTCACGTTTTTCAACCAATCTGCGACCCGCTTTAACACGACGATCGGCTTTGTAAATTTCTACGGTGTATGCTGTAAGTTTGCTCATTTTAACTCCTTTTTGTTTACTAGAATACTAGTATAGCAAAATGGGAATTAATTGTCAACCAAAATATATGTTGTTTTTATACAACGGCTTCTGTTCTACTGTTGATTATACGATCCGCTAGTCCATAGTCCACGGCTTCTTGGGCACTCATAAAGTTATCCCGCTCCATGTCGTTGGTAAGCAGTTCGAATGTCTTGCCCTTGGTATTGTGCTTGACATAGATCTCAGTCAAGTACTTTTTCATTTTAAGTATTTCTTGAGCTTGGATTTGGATATCAGTTGCTTGTCCACGAGCACCACCAGAAGGTTGATGGATCATATGACGAGCATTAGGCAGGATTAATCGCTTGCCCGGGGCTCCGGCTTGGGCTAAACACGAACCCATGGAACAAGCCTGCCCCATGACGATAGTAGAAACATCACACTTGATAAACTGCATGGTATCATATATAGCCATACCCGCGGTAACTACGCCACCTGGACTGTTAATATAAAAAAGGATATCTGTGTCTGGGTCTTCGGCTTCTAGGAATAACATCTGAGCTACTACCAAAGAGGCAGAATTTTCGTTGACATCTGTATCCAACATAACAATACGGTCTTTTAATAGTCTGCTGTAAATGTCATATGAACGTTCGCCTTTGGCTGTTTGTTCTACAACCATTGGAATTAAACTTGGCATATCTTTCCTTATTGAGTAATAGTAACTAGTTTACTATCAAGGCATACAGTTGTCAAGGTTTTTCGGTGTTAGTAAGTAATAAAGTTATTAGTTTTAAATGGCTTACCAATATAAGCATACTCTAGTTGTTTGAGTATTTTGATTTTCATTTGGCGTATCTTAGGATGGTTGTGGTTCCAATCAAACGCTTTCAAATACTTATGATATGTAGATCTCTTATGCCGTTTGGCCTGCATACTGTCCATGTACTTCTTTATTGTTCGTGGATCGTAATCAAACTTATCAATCATGTCACAAGCAATATTAAAACTAAACGCACCCATTTCATCTCTATGGGCATAGTATTCTTGGTCTAGTCGTTGTTTACGATAATGAGCAGTACTTTCATATCCAGGAATGTCTTTGAAATATCTACTGCGATATTGGCGCATATGGATAATTTCATGTAGTATTGTATCTGCGAATAAAGCGCATAATCTAACCCAACGATATTCGGTTATCCTAACTTCCTTGTCTTTTGGATGATAAGCAAAGATAATACTAATAAAACGATTTTTGCCGCTATTATCCGCTTCGCTGTCGTACAGCCCACCTACATAAGGAAAGCCGCGAGTTTGGGTGGGATCATCTTGGCGGCGTATTACTTTAACTGGTAAACTGGTTTTGATATGATCGCTTAAATGTTTGTGTAAGGTAGTAACTAACATTTTTTTGCCAATGATATCGCGTCCTGCTGTGTATAACATACTATACAGGTTGTATCTATCCAGCAAACTCCAATTAAAACCCTGACGCATTTGATTCTCCGATTGGACTAAGTATTTAGCTAATTTATTGGTAAAAGCTCGTGCTTAAACTTCAATTAACTATGTATATTATACTAGACTTTTCGGGTAGTTGCTAGGGATTTAGGCTAGCTTACGCAGAGCATTGATTTTTAGGAACTATTTTGAGCTGGGTTTTATTAGCCAATTCCAAAGTTCTGGGATTTGTTTTCAGTTGAATAGCCGAATCCATAAAATAATTGCCATTTACTTTAACATTGCCTGTATTAGTTTTGGAAACATCGACAAAGTAATTAGTAACATTATAAGCATCTATATGGTCAAGTGCCGCCCAACGAAAACATTGTTTGTGCATAATTTGGCCTTGGTCAGTAAAAACAGTTAGCTCAACTTGGGGTTCGGACAATATCATAGTTTGAATTAACGCCGTAGCTCGAACTGTGTCTGCGAACCCCATTTTATGTCCCTGGATATCCACTATCGAAGCATGGCGAGTACAGTTCATAAAACATTGACCCGGACGAGTATCTTGGGCGGTAGCTCGATATGCTTCGGTCAACGAATCTAGATAATCCTTATTCCAGCTTAGCCGGAATGGAATAGTCAATACACCGTTTCGATTATTATCAAATCGTACTTGTGCTGGTTTTAGTTCAATCGTCATACCACGACGATAAAAGTCATTTAGTACTATGTTAACTAGTCTGTCGCCTTGTTGTCGTTCATACTGAATGGAAGCCAAATTAACGCTAGATTTATCACCTTCTAGATCTCCTGCTACTCGACTTTCGTGTAACAATCTATTGGCAATAGTACTACGCTTGATATAAACTTTCATTTGGGTCTTATACATATTGTCAGAACTGGCTTGGCTAACAATAACAAACTTGCTAACATAACCCGAAGCATAGGATATTATTTCGTCCCGGACAATACGATTATTAAGTACTTCGGTTTCGGATGCTACTACCGATCCTATTGCTTGTTCTACTGCTAGTCTAAAACCATTTAGTTTAGATTCTTCAACGGTGCGGCCTACACCCACTACTTCGATATAATAGACTTTTTCATTATTGGAAAATAACCATATACCTGCTGTTAGTATAGAACTAATAGGAACCTGTGACAACATGGCCACAGTTATAACTTGAGCCTGGCTTACTGTGACCAGTAAAGCCAGGGCTAACGCAATGATATATCGTAACATTACATTGCCATCAAGCGGCCAACTTCGAGACGAGCGGCATTATGCTTTTTATCCCAACGCATGACAACTTTCACAGCCTTACCATCGTCGATTACCTTACCTTCCTTAGTATAAAGTCCTGATAAGATACCGCGGTTGTTAGTAGTAATGGTAGTACGCAATTTGGACGCAATTTTAAATGCATTATTGCGAACAGCTGAGTTTTCGTCGATGTCGTTGCCTTGTTGTGCCGCCCGAACTTTAGCATCGTCATCTGCCGCTATTAAGTCCTCTGCTGTGCCTGTATTGCCTTCGGTGGTTGGTCTATTAGATGAAAACTTATTTTTAGTAATATCTTGTGCGTGTTCCAAATTTTCCGAAATCATAACTACAGAGGTTTTCGAAACAATAGTTTCTTTGTGGATAAAATCGTTTAAAGATTTTTTAGCTTCGAGTTCTGCTACACGAAAGGCCTCACGAGCGGCATTGTGTGAACCTCCCCATGTCGGAGCATATCCTGTAACCTCGATAGCTTCGATGTCGCCACCTAAACTATAAATTACTTTAATACCATTTTTCTTAAAATCCGAAACGGCTAGTCGCTGGTCGGCAATAGCAGTTCTAGAACTACTAGCAGGCTCGATGCCACTATTTACATTAGCAGAGCTTTTTGGGGCTGAACTACATCCTACTAGAGTTACTAACATACTGCTCATTGCTAATACCAAAATTCTTTGTTTCATAATAAACCTCTTGGGTGTGTTGTACTATGAAACAGTATAGCTGATATGTGATTTAAAGTCAATCGAATTTTAACCAAAATAATAGCCCCTAAGTTAGGGGCTATAGATCCTATACAACAGGATAAGTTAGTAATTACTTACTTGTTTTCGAAGCTGATTTTTCTAAATTTTTTGTAAACTCTTCAGCTTGTGACTTAACGATAGCTGTGATAGACTCAAATGCCGCTAATTGGGCACGAGCAAAGTCAGAAGTGTTTGAAGTTAAAGTAATCAAAGTTTTGCTGAGTTCAGCTGGCTGTACATAAGCTAATACAGATTGTGTATTCTTTTCAGCTTGGTCGATAAACTTAACTGGGTTTAGTGCTTCTTTTAATGTATCAAAATTAAATGCATTCATGGTAAATCTCCTGTAAATTAAGCGAGTTTTATCGTCAGCCCGAACCATTCGGCACTAACTTTCTCACAAGTATTTATGTGGCATTGCCACATAAAATATACTTATATTATATTGCGACCGCACAAAAATTTCAAGAGCTTTTGGCTACTTTAGTTGCGTAGTTTCGCTAATCCCAATCCCCGGAATAATTGTATGTAAGCCCATCCTATATCAAACTCAAACCATTTACGACTTAATTTTGGACTAGCAGGATTTAGATGATGATTATTATGCAACTCTTCGCCGCCGATAATGATGCCAAGGAAAGATAAATTTCTTGATTTATCTTTTGTTTCCCCATTTCGATATCCTATGTAATGGCCCACCCCATTGACTACACCAGCCGCCCAGAATGGAATCCATAGCATTTGTATGACCCAAATTAAAATTCCCCACCATCCAAATATTAGCGTGTTGAGCACAAGGAGAATGCTAATGCCAAGTCTGGAGTGAGGACTGTATATGTTGTGCTCAATCCAATCATCAGGAGTACCAACACCGTATGAATTAACCATATCTTTATCTTTTGAGGCTTCATGATATAATATTGCTCCTTGAAATAAAACTCGCCATATACCAAATACATGTGGTGAGTGTGGATCATTTTTTTCATCACTATATCTATGATGTTTGCGATGTATGGCTACCCACTGTTTAGTAACCATGCCGGTAGTTAGCCATAACCAAAAACGCATAAAATGCGATAACACAGGATTAAATTCTAAACCTTTGTGAGCTTGTCCACGATGTAAAAATATTGTAACGCATACTATAGTGATGTGGGTCACTATTAAAGTATAAAGTAGTATAATCATCAAGTACTTATCCGTACATTTCTTGATATAAAAACTTGCTATTTTGTAAAAATGCGTGGTAAACATTACGTTGCTTGAAACCAACTTCCTGGGCAATAGTTATCCAACTTGGTGGATTCAAATGTATGCTTACTTCGCTATCGCCTAGGTTATCGCGTGGCAACAGGCCGTGTTTTTGACACAAATGCTGTATGGGTTTATTCCACCCTAAACAATGCATAAACAATTCACTATAATTACGATTACGGGCCCAAACAATAGCTTCCTCTAGCATGGTATTGCCAATACCTACACTACGATAATCTTTATGAACTATTATGCCAAATTCTACTTGTGAGCTACTTATTTTGGCAATGTGTAATGTGCCCAGCCACCCAGTACAATTTTTTGCCACTAAAATTTCATGCCGGTCTGGCTCAGCTTCTATACGGTCTATTAAATTTTCAATTAGACCAGGACCACCGGTTACACCAAAGTATAGTTGGCGTGTATTATCATCTTGGCTATGTAACCAATCACCGTAAAGGTAATGGTCTTGCGTAGCCAAGAATTCTGTGGTAAACATTTTATTTGTAAGCGGATTTAGAACGCTCAAATTGTCCGTTACGGGCTAGATGTGCGGCATAGCTAGCTTCACTAATGACCAATATACTAGACCATATAAATTTTAAGATTTTTGACATTTTGTGTCTCCTTTAGTAATGTAAAAACTCATGGTTTCTACTGAGTATTTATGCTGTGGCGCAATATAGAATATTAATACTTAATGATTAATCTTAACTGATATTATACTAAATATTCTACAAGGAGAATTAATATGTTATCATTTATCAAAAATTTGTTTGGGTCTAAGCCAGCAGAACCAACAGCAGCACCTTACAAAGTTGAAACCCCTACAACTAAAACGCCAGCAGCAAAAAAATCTGCGGCCAAGCCTAAAACAACTCGTAAACCAAAAGCCCCAAAGGCCTAAGTTACGATGAAGTATCGGATTAGTCCGATACCATCGATAATAACTAGAAACACAGAGTTGGCTAATAAGCCAAAACTCCGTCGTGTCCAACAGGCCCAAGCACTACACACGCACCCGGTAATAAAAATACTGTATAATGGCACTACAGGAATGTTGGGCACAGTGGCGGCAAATATAATTGCCGATACTACACTACAGGCCCATGCCATTACCTCAGCGCAAAATCGTACACGATTGCTCTTCCAGTCATGTTTGATATATCCCCAGCTTGCCTTCATCCATTTCATATCATGACCATTTCAATTTAAATAATATTGCTGATTTTTCATCAGCAAAGTAATACTGGCTTACACTATTTCCCATGGCTACTATAGCTATGTCCTGTGGAAATTTATACCAAGTTTTGTTCCACTCACCGATATTTTTTAAACACCATTCCTCTACTTCTATATATGGATGTAAAGTTGTGGCAGAATAAATTAATTCTGGGTTCATACCCACATCAATCTAAAGTATGTTGCGTCTAGTGGATTTTCAAATCTAAAAGAAAATCCTTCTGTACAGTTATATCCATGTAAATGATATCGGCCACCTGGAGCGGCATCAATCCAATCTAATATTTGCCTAATTGGATAAAAGGGTTCTTCTATAATTTCCTTCCATAAAATGATTACTTCAGTCCAATTAGGATGCGGGTCTGTATAATCTATTTTTTCCATTGTTCGTACAATGCCTGGCTAGCTAAGTTCTTACCTTTTGACTCACACATAATATCAAAGTCGTCCAAGAAACTTAATGCCCAATCATTGGTGGCACTATTCCAATAAAAGTCTGAGTGTGCCCTTAGTTTTTGTTTGTTATGGCCGGATTCGAGAAGTGCTTTGTGGTCGGGGGCTTTGGTTTCATCATGTCCGACAAGGTAGTCTTCACGACTAAGAGCATAATGAATAACAGGACGATGACCACGCCAACTGTCAATAACTCTTTTACAATAGTCGCTTCGGGGGTGTATGTACTCGCCTTCGCGTACCCAGTGATGATGAATGTCCAGGACAGTAGGAATAATATCAGAAAGGCTAAGAGTATGTTCGATCCCATGTGTTATTTCCTCGTTTTCAAGTGTAATACAGTTGCGGGCTTCGGGTGAGAGTTTGCTGTAGGCACGTCTAATACCTGCTGGACCTTCTCGACCCGATATGTGGACATTGATTTTAATATCTTGGAAGGTAATGCCATAACCCATCCATTTTGCCATATCAACATGATACTCAAACTCCTCTATAGATTTTCCGACAATACCTGGGTTACTGCTCGCAAGTACAGTAAACTGACCGGGATGAAAACTAAGCCTAACATTGTGTAAACGAGCAATATCACCGATCCGTTTAAATTCTTTTTCTGCGTATGAAATAACATAAGGATCTTTGTAATAAGCAGAATAATCGTTATGAGTATAGCCTGGTAGAATATCACTGCTAAGACGAACCATACGAAGATTGGGCGGTAGTTGACTTACTCGTTCTACCAGCAACCTAGTTGCTTCGATATTGCCTACCATTAAATCCCATAATTTTTTCTCTGCTACTTCTCGTTTCTGTTTATTTAACCAAGTTATAGTAGTTGAGCCGGTATTGTATTTTTTGGCATCGTCTTTAGGTTTAATTCCGTTTATTTGATCGGGGGAATCGATCCACTTGCAAGCGAAACCGATACGGGGAATAAGTTGGGTCGTCATGTTACTATAATACTATAACACGAATTAATTGTCAATCGTTTAAAATTTTTAAGACATTGTCAAAAGTATCTTTTCCGATATTTGGTAATTCGGCTAAATCTGGACGGAGCTCGCCGGGATGATCGACTAATATCCATTGTACATGGGGAGTTGACTTTATCGCCTGAGTAACTAAACCACGATAGTTACGAGCTTTTACTTCTTCAAACTTATCTTTTTTCTTTTCTTTTTCTGTCCAATCAAAACCCAGTAAAAGTATAATGTCACAAATACTAGCGGCTAAATTCATAGCTACTAGTTCGTCTTGATTGTCAACTTCATGTCCCATAAAATCGCCTTCATATAATCGGACACCTTGTGGTCGATTTAATAAAGTATATGCTGAATTTGGAATATAAAAATTACAAGTAGCTTGAAAAGCTCTTTTGATTAATTCTTGTGCCTTGCTTGGATCATGACAAATAACATTATCAGTATTATATGCCCGCCATGTCCTCCAGGAACCCCAAAAAGCTCCACCGCGCTTCATGCGTGTAATGTCTGCTGTAGGATCTAAAGCAAGATTATTAGCTAACACCCATTGAATATTCATATACTTACTTAGTTAAAAAATTAATATAGGTAGTTTATTATAGTTAATCATTACAATTTAAGTGCTAAATATTTAATGTTCAAAAAAATCTTAACCAGTCCCTGGACTGCTTTAATAACCTTAGCATTAATAACAGGACTGCGTATAGCTGATCCTACCTTTATGGAATCAGTTCGTTTACGATATTTTGATACTTTAGTTACAAGTAAACCTGCCGAAGTTATTGGTGTGTCAGTTGTAAATATTGATGAAAAGGCATTAGAAAAATATGGGCAATTTCCTTTCTCCCGTGATGTATATGCATCCATTATCCGAGATTTATATCGGCGTAACGCTGGTCTTGTTGTTTTCAATATACTTACTCCTGATAGAGATCGTATGGGTCGGGATCAAGATTATATACAAACCCTTAAACAACATCCAGTTGTACTTCCAAACATTGGCTCCGTACAAACAAGAAACCAACCGCGTCATCCCGGCTCGGTCGTTATTGGTCCGTATAAAAATCAAATTGTCGAATATCCTGGCATTATTGCCAACATTCCGCAAATAGAAAAAGCCGCCGCTGGTGTTGGTATTGTTAACACATTTCCAGAGATAGACGGAGTAGTTCGCCGAGCACCACTCTTAATATCCAGTAATAAAAAATTATATCCAAGTCTTGCCATGGAAACATTGCGAGTAGCAGCGGGTGATACTACATTTCAAGTCAAGCTCAACGAGAATGGTGTTGAGAAAATGCGTATTCCAACATTTGGTCCTATTACTACAGATAGTTTAAGTCGCATATGGATAGACTGGAGTTTGATTCCAGATCAATATAGTTTAGCAAATTTACCTAAAGACTTTAACGAAGAAATAGTAATTGTTGGGGTAAGTGCTCAAGGATTGAGTAATCCTATTGCCACTAGTAAAGGCGAAATGTTGCCACAAGATTTACAAGCGGCTGTATTGGGTACAGTTATCGCAAACAAAGATAGGCCTATAATTACTCGCCCAGATTGGATAGACGGTGCTGAAATTATAAGTGTTGTTGTACTTGGTGTTTTATTATTATTTTTAATAAGGTGGACTTATGTTGGAATTATTTCTAGTGTTGTTATTATTGGTGCAATTATACCTTTTTGTTCGTTTTTTTACGGTCATTATTCTTGGCTCGTGGACGCAAGTTTTCCTATGGGGTGCCTTATTCTTGTTATGCTTCACGCTTTTGCAATTAAGTTTATCAGCGAGTTTCTTGCCAAGCAACAGATAAAGAAACAGTTTGGAACTTATCTTAGTCCGGATTTAGTAGCTCAGCTACAACGCAATCCTGACTTATTAGTACTAGGTGGAGATAGTCGCGAATTGTCAATTATGTTTACAGATGTTCGTGGCTTTACTACTATCAGTGAACACTACGGCAAAGATGTCCAAGGATTAACTAAAATTATGAATCGCTATATGACCGCGATGACGAAAAAGATTTTAGAAAACAAAGGAACATTGGACAAGTATATTGGCGATGCTCAAATGGCATTTTGGAACGCACCACTAGATAATACCCAACATGCTAAAGATGCGGTGCGTACAGCATTACAAATGATGGATAGTTTAGATGAATTCAATAAAGAAATTAAAACAGAAGGCATACCAGAGTTTGGTATGGGTCTTGGGATTAATACTGACACCGTTGTGGTTGGTAACATGGGATCTGATCAGCGGTTTGACTATACTTGTTTGGGCGATGGCGTCAATTTGGCGTCCCGACTGGAAGGCCAAAGTAAGGGCTACGGCGTCAGAATCGTACTTGGGACAAAAACTGCGGAGTATGTCAAAGACGAATACGAAGTTTTTGAACTAGACAATATTGCTGTCAAAGGCAAAACAGAAGGTGTAATAATTTATACCTTAGCTAAGGAAACTCCAGAGCATAGAGATTTCTTAAAATTGTATTACACGGGCGACTGGAAGAAAGCTCTTACACTAGTACCATTGTGTATAAAGGCTAACCCTTCAATGGAGAAATATTATGACGCAATGGCAGATAGATTATTACAGGGTAAACCCACTAATTGGGACGGCACTTATAGAGCAACTAGTAAATAGTTGGATTGATAACTATACTTGGTGGTGGCTAAATTTATATTTCTCAAAATATAAAATTCCCGAACAAGCTGGAGATTTTGAAAAGTTTGTAGGTAGTTTTACTTTAAACGGAATTTGCAGACGTTAACCGTTACCGCCCGAAGCTTCTTTATCGTCAGATGTTTTATTAATTTGTTTTTCGGCTTCGACTCGTTCGTGGTCAATAGTCTTACCGCGTAAGTGTAATACTGTATTAACTTTTTGATTTAGCCGAATTAAATCATTGTCTAACATACGGATACGATCAATAAGCGCAATGAGCACACTATTAGCATCGCTTATCACTGGTTTTACTTCTTTAGTCGCCCACTCCCAAACATACTTAATTATATATCCCATGCCAACAGCCATGATGATTGGGAATCCGTACTTGTTTATTAAGTTTATAATATCGCCCATTATACTATCCATCCCACAATGATACCTGCTATAAATGCTACGAAAGCAAATTTAGCCAAATCTAAATCAGTCCAAATAGGATGGTTCATCCCGTATTGATCTATACTATTAGGCAAGTGGCCCGGTTTCCATTTATTAAATTTTGTCATTTTGCTCTCCGTCTTTTAAAAATTTTATTAGCGGATCTACTTTAATTAACATCACACGACCGTTAATATTTTTTACTTGGAAATAATCTCCGCCCCGCCAGCCTAACTTGTCTATGTCTAGTTCTTCGTCCAATAAAATCCTGTTGGGTTCTAGATCCCACTCATAATCATAGTATTTCATCGGATACCTCAGGTTTGGGTGGTTGTTTGTCCAAGAACTTTAACAATTGGCGAGTACGTACTTCTTCGTCATGCTGGGCCATGTACTGCTCGATGATTTCGCGATTGTTTTTGATGTAGTTCCAACGCTGTTGAGTATTCATCAGTCTCTCCTGGCATCGTTCTTACCGTCGGCACGAGCGATACGATCTGTATCGGGTTTTAATCCTAGAGCATTTGATACAATCGTATCTATACGGATTACATCGTGATTCATAGTTTTTACACGATTATCGAGGGCAGTAATTATACCCGCCATACCTTTAATTGAAGACAACACTCCAGCTAAAAGTAGTTTGATTGTAAGATATACGAAGTATCCACCGGCTAATGCCGCGGCTATTGGAAAGCCTAGATCTCCGATGAGTTTAAAAATGTCACCCATCACTGCTCCTTGTTATTGTTATTATTATAAAGCACTAGTATTTAGTTTTTAGTCTAAAAAAAAAGAGAAGCATTAGCTTCTCTTAAATTACTCCCTAGCTAGATTGTTATTATTATAATGATGCCTAGCAATGTATTTAAACGATTGAACTGTAGAATTAAGTGCGTATATGTGATAGAGCTAATGGAATTAGGTCGGCCCAGTGCCTACGGCACGTCATCATATACCGAACAGTATCTCCTTGTTTTGATAATAGTTGAACCCCTTCTTTGCAATTAGGAACTTTACAGACAGGTGGAATATTTGATGGAATCATACTATTGTCTTATATAACTATAACTCCCGCAAGTAATACATTGTATAGTCATTGATCCTGTATTTGCTTGGGCAGGATTAGTTTGTTGTACAGTAACCGTAGCTCCGTTACTGCCATTCATGTTTAATGTAAAATCTTTTTGTGCTGATCCTGATTGTGTTGCTGTAATTGTATTGTTTATATTAGTTGTATTTGTTCCAGATATAATATTAAAATTATGATTGGCTGTGCCAGATTGATCGACAGTAATAAGATTACTAGAAGCACTTGGCAATTCAATTTTAGTGGTTTGGGTACCTGGACCTGTTTGTTTAATATTAATATTATTATATTCACTTGTGCCAGATCCTAGGTAAGGATTATTACCAATATTATATCCAGTTTTTAGATCATTACTGTTTGTAGGTAAGTATGCTCCAACAGCTACTCCAGCTACGTGACCGCCCATGTCTTGTTCAACTTTAATTTGATTGTTGCTACCAACTTGGTCAATATAAACATAGCTTGGTTGGGCGTAAGCCATTGGATAAAATGCTAAACTAGCTATTAAAAAAAAGATACTAATAGTTTTCATTTTAATTCTGCCGTAAAGTTATAGTTGTGGTCCCGGCCGCATTAACACGATTTTTAATTTCTATAATACCTTGCTGTTGTATAATGGTGGTACTTTGATTTTTGGATACTGTAACGCTTTGCACATCACTACCATTATCACGCATTAATGTGACAGTATTATCATCTATTAATGCTACAACGCCGGTATTAGCACGATAATCAGGTAATAAACTAGAGCCTGTATCTTTTAATAAATCTTGTGAAAGTAATTGTGATGTTAGTAAATCTAAGAAGTTAAGTAAAAAAGATTGATCTAATAAATTATGACTTAAAGTATCTTTAAACACTTCTTTTTGTTGTTGGTCTAATACGTTTATCAATTGATTTTCTTTTAGAAAATCCTGATCTAAAAAATTAAATCCAGCATTACGAGTTTTTTGACTATCCAACCGTGAGGCTATTTCTGTTGGGGGACTTAGTATTAATAAATTGCTAATAGCATCTTCATTAAGTTTAAGTATAACTGGTTTAGTTGGCGCTTGACTACGACTGTTAACTACAGTAGCCTGAAATGCTTGATCTAATGTTACTGTCCCGGCATCGGTAATTACGTCAATAATACCAATTTTACAGTCTTGATTTACACTTTTGAATCCTTGACGACAGGAAGGAAGTAAAATAACTGTACTGCGACCAAGTTCATCGACTGTAGCAGAAAAATCTGTACCTCTAACAGCAATAGTAGCTGTGGGAGTATTGATGGCAACTTTGTTCGGACTGTTTCTAGCTATAGCTCCGCTTGCGTATCTAACAGTCCCACTAGCCATATTAAGAGCTAGTTTGCTAGCATCTTTATTTTTTGGATCATAAACAAATTCATCAATAACTAACTTACTGTTTTCATTGACTTGTACTTGAGTGTCGTCTTGAAATTTAATCCCGACCTTACCTGCTCTGGTCCTGATTTCGTCCGCCATCTCCACTCCCGTTCCCTTGGTCCCAGTGAGCATCGTCTTCTGTCGTTGTATCGAAGGCGGGCTGGCTGTTTGTTCGGTTATGGTACCAATCGCGGCTTCGCAATTCATGTATGTACTCAGCAAGAGTACGGAAAGTATCAGGTTGCATAATTTTATCTCCATATACTAGTAATTAGCGTGTATTAGTATTAATGTTAAATGTATTAGTATTTCCGACGCTTTTTAAATTTACAACACTATCACCGCTTGTGCCAGCTTGTACAATAGTAGTAGTATTACTAGAACCACTAATATCTACAGTAGCTTGATGCCCGTTAACACTACCCCCTGTTTGTGTAATCGAGGTCGTATTACTAGCGCCAACAGTAGTTACATTAATCATGCCGTTGTCACCGGTTTGACTAGTTGTTGTAGTATTTCCACCGCCACCTGTATTGCTAATTATAGTATTGTTGTTACTGCCATCTTGAGTAGCTGTTACAGTATTATTGTTGCCGCCAGAAGTGGTAACGCTTAATTGGTTATTGGCGCCCAATACATTAATAGTAGCGGCCGCATTGTTACCAGTTTGCGTAACTCCAATAGTATTACTTGCGCTAGTCCCTTGTCCGTTATTATTACTGTTAATTGTAGCTGTAGAACTATTGCCGGTGACCGAATATGTTACACTAGTGCCTGTGCCTGCTCCAGCGGCAATAGTGCTAGTAATACCTAAATTTAATGTATTGCTGGCGCCAATTTGTGTGACAGAAATTAAAGTGCCGTCGCCATAAATTTTAGCCGGAGTAGTATTACTTGTACCCACACCTTGGATACCTCGCACAGTATTTCCTGCGCCGTCTTGTGTTACAGAGATAGTGGCGTTATCTCCCATTTGATCTATATAAATGCTATTATCAGCAGCAAATATATTTAGGCTAGCTATCATTAATATAGCAGCAAATAATTTACACGGTAATTTGCCAACACCTGTCCAACTTAATTTCATTTATAGTCAAGACTAAGTTTGTATCCTTAATCTAGCTCCCTGGCGTTTTACGCCTTATTATTTTTATAGTAGACTACGAATCTACATATTATTTACAGTGAAAAATATAGTTTTTATATATATGCTTTATTTTGAAGTGGTTAAAACAGATTTAAGTACCCACCCGCCGCGATTTTGATTATCTCTGACGTTTACCCACTCGCCTTCTTGGGCACGGATTGTTAACTCTGTGCCAGCTATAAATTGCCAAGTTTTTTGACTTTTTAAATCTTTTTCTTTATAGATATAACTAAGCGTTGAAAGATATACTTTATCGGGAGTTGGCTGTTGAACTACTGGTACAGGATTAGGTGGCGGACTTTTAACTTCTACTACTGTGGCAACAGGAGGCACTACTGCCGTTGGCGGTATAGCCTTTTTATAATCCCATACCCCTTTCCGTTCTCCCTCTTTAATTAATTCGACTACCGCGGCTTCTATTGTAGCTTTGACTGCTAATGTGCCAGGTTCGTTGATTGTCAATCCTGTTTCAGCTTCAAAGGCTTGGGTGTTACTATTTAAAAATTTTAACACAGCTACACTATCAGCAGTACTGTAAACAATTTTAGTAACATGAACGGCCGCTAGTACTTTACCTGTGTTAACACTAATAGCTCTTAAACTAACTGTTACAGTATCTTTACTGTATTGTGTACTAGGACCAATGCCTAAGAATCTATATGCGGCACCGCCCGACTCACTTCCTGAATCATATCCAATAATACCGCCTTCCATGATAATGCCAGCAAATTGCATAGGCATCAATGGTTTGGCGTCTTTGCCTTCGTATGCTTCACGCATTTGTCGAATAATTAATCGCTCTTTAGTAAGCGCATCGATATTAGTTCGCTCCACAACATCAAACCATTGACCTTGTCCTACATCTTGTAATGCTTTAATTAAAAAAACTTCAGCACCTTGTGTAACTGCTGTACTAAAACTAGCTATGTTTGCTTGTGGTCTACGTTGTCCTGTTTTATCTGTAAATTGATAAACAGCTACGCTAACCTTACGGCCAGCCGGAGGAGGAATGTTATCAAATTCTTTTTGAAGTTGATTTTCAAGTACTTTAGGAGGAAACTGTTGTCCGTTCAGCAATTGATTAGTTTTTTGCTGAATCGCACACCCACTTATTACTATTGTAATAATTAAAGAAATAAAAATTTTCATTGTGGGCTAATTGGAAATTGAAATTGACCTAGTGGTATAGTAACTGTTGTACTATTACCTACAGTATCTACTACACTCATAACGATATCTCCGTTAAGATTCCTGTACCAATTAATAGTATTACCTTCAAAATTCATTGTTCCAGAACTTTGACCATTAGTCCCTGAAAACATACTAGTAGCTAAATTTTGACTAATCTGTGCATATATGCGAGATTCTAAATTATTTAGAAATTTAGCTATATTAGTATTCTGCTTATCAGCTTTAGCTTTATCCATAGCCGATTGTATGTCTTTTTGTAATTGTGCTTTACGAGTAACTTCTTGATTTTCAATCGTAAGGACGTGGCTACTATAACCAACACCGTTAAAGCTAGGACTTTTAAAACTGTAATCTGCTATTGGAGTCGCATAAACTGGTATAGAAATTGCAACTAGATATAGAAGAGTTATTTTTATTGTTTTCATACTCTTGCTCCTACTAGTATTTAGTATATAAGAGCTAGAATATATTAGCCTTTGGGAATAATCCCAGTCCATGAAGCATCGGGTTCGTTTGCTTTGTAGCTATCAAGACGAGCATTTAGTATTTCGTAAAAAGAATCAACTTGTCCGCCCCAAAACCCCATTAACTGGCTTATTGCTTGTTTACAAAAATCCCAGTTACGATTTTTGTAATTTTCCATCAAATCGGCATGTATTTTAATATATGCGTCTGCTTTGGTTAATTGTTCCACGGATATATTTTCTATTACGCAATACACTGGTGTTGGGGCACTATTTTTAATAGTTATAGTGTCTAATTCCAATACTATGTATTTGTTTTTTAATTGTTCTACTTCTTGTTTGCCGAAAATAATATTCAATTCTAATCTCCTATTAAATAGTTATCATGAATTTCAACTTTGATTTAATTTCTGATATACACAGAGAAACTTGGTCTCATTTTGATTGGGAAGGACAACCCACAGCACCTTATTGTATTGTAGCCGGAGATGTGGCCAGAGATAGAGCATTAGTAATTGATACATTAGAAAGATTAAACGATGTATATAATGGAGTATTTTATATAGATGGAAACGATGAACATAAGGACTATTCTGAAGAATTAGGTCGTAGCTATGCTGAATTACACAAACTTATTCAACCTCTGGAGAAAGTTGTTTTTTTACAGGATAATGTTGTTATTATAAATGGTGTCGCTATTTTAGGAACTAATGGTTGGTGGAGTTACGATTTTGATCCTACTATGGAATTGGATCAGTCTATCCAATGGTTAAGAGATAAAGAAAAAATTAGCGAGGCAGCCGCTATGAATATTAATGGTATTGGTTTTACCGATGTCGGGTACATGGTCAACGGAGTACAAAAATTACAAACACACAATGATGTAAAAGCTATTATTATGGTTACACATACGGTGCCACATCCGGAACTTATACAACACGATTTAGAATTAGTCCATACTTGGCGCTATAACTCAATGGGCAACAGCCATATGAGAAATGTTTTACGAGAAGACTCGGAATCTAAAATTAATACTTGGTGTTTTGGTCATTACCATCGGCCAGTTGATACGGTGATTGACGGAATTAGATATGTAAGCAATCCTCGTGGTAGAGGAGATACCCCTTACTCCCAAATTGCTTACTATCCAAAAAGAATTACTATAGCTATTTAAACTGACTCTGGTTCTAGTTTAACTTGTAGAGGCATATTTACTGAACGAGCGCATAGTGTTACTTCAATACCTTTTTGCTCGGCTATCTCATAAGGCAATACTGCTACTACAGCTGAACCTGCTTCGTGGATGTCTTGCGTAATTTTTACAGCAGTATCTGTGCTATAATCAAAGAAGTTCATTAAAGTTTCGATAACAAATTCCATAGTTGTGCCATTATCGTTTAGATAGATAACTTTAAACATCGGCGGCTCTGTAAGCTCGTTATTAACACCTATTTGTGCAACAATATCTGCGTGTGACATACTATTCCTTTGTTTTAGTAAGGGGCATTATTGCCCCCTACTGTATTTACTATATTATACTATGATTCGTATGTAATAGCAATAGTTTTAGGCTGAAGTGCTTCTGGAATATTGCGTTCTAATTTAATAATTAAAACACCATTTTTTACAGATGCAGTATTTACTTCGACATAATCGGCTAAACTAAATGTCCTAATGAATCTACGATCACTTATACCTTTGTGTGTAAATTCAGTACCCTCTGGCAATTCTTCTGGCAATTTTTCTCCAGTAATAATCAAATTACCTTCGCGAACTGCGACTTCAATTTCACCTTGTGTGAAACCAGCTACTGCTACTTGAACTTCAAAGGTATTTTCGCTTGTTTTCAAAATATTATAAGGCGGATAGTTTTGTGTACTAGCTGTATCAATTTGATTGATTAATCGATCAAATAACCTATCAACTCCAATTGAGTTACGATAGAATGGGTTTAAATCTAATGCGGTAATTTTAGTCATTTTATTCTCCTTTAAATTAAGCAAGACTAATGTGCGGGCCCAAATTTGGCGCCCACAAGGTTATTTTACTTCTTTTCAGTAAAGTCAGCATCTACAATATTATCGTCTGCTGCTGACTTAGCTGACTCTTTAGGCTCAGATTGTGCTTTTGCCTTGATTTCTTGAATGACCTGTACGGCTGTCATTAAACTAGTTACTTTCTTTTCAATATCTTGTACATCGTTGCCCTTAACAGCGGTTTCAACTTCTTTGATAGCATTGTTAATATCATCAATTTGATTACCGTTGAGTGAACTACTAACTTCGTCAAGATCCTTGCGGATTTCATGTATAAGGGAATCGGCTTGATTACGAGCTTGAATAAGTGCTACTTGTTTTTTATCGTCAGCTTCGTTAGCTTCTGCTTCTTTAATCATTTTTTGGATTTCATCATCAGATAATCCGCTGTTAGCCTTAATGGTAATTTTATTTTCCTTGCCCGTAGTTTTATCTTTAGCACGTACGCTCAAAATACCATTGGCATCAAGATCAAGTTCCACTTCAATCTGTGGCTGACCACGGCGTTGAGGCTGAATGCCTTCTAAATTAAATTCACCTAAGAGTTTGTTGTAAGAACATAATTCGCGTTCTCCTTGATAAACTTTAATAGTGACCGCTGGTTGATTATCTTCTGCCGTGGAAAAGATTTGTGAATGTTTAGTAGGGATAGTTGTATTCTTTTTAATTAACTTGGTCATTACGCCGCCCATTGTTTCAATACCTAAGCTCAATGGTGTAACGTCTAACAATAGAACGTCATTGCGATCTCCACCCAATACAGCTCCTTGGATTGCCGCGCCAGCCGCAACTGCTTCGTCTGGATTGACATCTTTACGGGGAGTTTTGCCAAACAATTTTTCAACTGTTTCTTGTACCTTTGGCATGCGAGTCATTCCACCAACAAGAATAATTTCGTCAATGTCGCTAGTACTTACATTAGCATCGGACATGGCTATTTTACATGGTTCAATCGAGCGTTGAATCAACTCGTCAACTAAACTTTCAAGTTTAGCACGACTAATAGTTATATTCATATGCTTAGGACCACTAGCATCGGCTGTTACATATGGCAAATTAACAGTCGTAGATTGTGCTGATGATAATTCGATCTTAGCCTTCTCGGCCGCATCTTTCAGTCTTTGTAAGGCTAACATATCTTTTTTAAGATCGATCCCATTTTCTTTCTTGAATTCGTCACATAAGAAATCCATAATGCGTTGGTCGAAGTCTTCACCGCCTAAGAATGTATCGCCGTTAGTCGATAATACTTCGATTTGTTTGTCGCCGTCTACATTGGCAATTTCAATAATACTCACGTCGAATGTGCCACCGCCCAAGTCATAAACAGCAATTTTACGATCTGTTGATGTAGCTTTATCAACACCATAAGCAAGAGCGGCCGCTGTTGGCTCATTGATAATTCGCAATACTTCTAATCCAGCAATTTTACCGGCGTCTTTAGTAGCTTGACGCTGACTATCGTTAAAGTAAGCAGGAACTGTGATAACTGCTTGAGTAACTTTTTCGCCTAAATAGTCTTCTGCTGTTTTTTTCATCTTGCGTAATACTTCAGCAGATACCTGTGGTGGTGCCAAGTCTTGGTTATTCGCCTGAATCCAAGCATCGCCATTATCGGCTTCGATAATTTTATAAGGCATCAAATCGATGTCTTTTTGTACAGCTTCTTCTTTAAACTTACGACCAATCAAACGCTTTGCGGCATAGATAGTGTTAGTTGGATTTGTAACTGATTGGCGTTTAGCTGTAGCCCCAACCAATACTTCGTTGGCAGTATAGGCAACAATACTAGGAGTAGTGCGAGCACCCTCTGCGTTTTCAATTACTTTTGGAATGTTATTTTCGATTACAGATACACAAGAATTTGTCGTACCTAAGTCAATACCAATGATCTTACTCATGTTGTTTTCTCCTTAATTAAGCAAGTATTTTATACGAACCCAAATTATGGCATTCGTATAAGTATTTATTGTACTACACAATCATTATATACAAATATAATTTGGTAAAATTAATACATTTTTTTTGGAAGTTGCTGATCGCGAAGTTTTTTACGCCAGCGGGCTTTAGCCGCACCCTTCATACGTTTGCGTTTGGTAGTAGGTTTTTCATAAGTTTCACGGGCACGAAGTTCATCAAGTAATCCAGATTCCTGTACTTTTTTCTTAAACTTTCTCAAGGCTTTTTCTACATTGCCATCTTTGACTAAAACGTTATTACCGTAAAAACTCATTCATTCTCCAGTGCGAGTGTTGTAGGAGTATTTACTAGTTTTGAAGTAATCGCAACCGTTGCAATTTTTTGCTTACGATATCTGGGCAAATCATACATATGGGGCAATAGTATGCGCTCTAATTCAGAATGTAAACCCCGAGCTCCAGTTTTAGTTTGAAGGGTGCGTTCAGCTATAAGATCTAATGATTCGTTCTCAAATGAAAGTTCTACACCATCTTGATTAAATAACCACTGATATTGTTCTACAAAATTATGTTTAACTTTGGTTAAAATACTAATAAGCTGTTCTTTAGTTAATCCGTGTAAACTTACAGATGAACTAAACCTTCCTATAAATTCAGGAATCATTCCATATTTTACCAAATCATCTGGTGATACAATTTCGTAATCTACAATAGCATCTGTAGTAAGTTGAGCTCCAAATCCCATAGCTGTTCCTTGTATGCGATTTTTAACAATCTTGTCAAGTCCGACAAATGCGCCGCCTGCTATGAATAAAATATTTGTAGTATCGATTTCTATACTAGCATCTGATTTTCTTCCGCCTGTAGGATTTATTTTAATTTTAGTGCCCTCGACTAATTTAAGTAGAGCTTGCTGTACGCCTTCGCCAGAAACATCTCGACTTACTGTAGCACTTTCGCTTTTGCGGGCAATCTTATCAATTTCATCTAAGAATATAATTCCTCTTTGTGTGCGTTCTATATCGTTATCAGCATTTTGATATAATCTAGCTATTACAGAATCAACATCGTCTCCGACATATCCTGCTTCTGTTAAAGTAGTAGCATCGGCTACAGCAAATGGAACATTTAAATATGCGGCTACAGTTTTGGCTAATAATGTTTTACCAGTGCCAGTGGGCCCTATCATGAGTATGTTTGATTTGTCTATTTCGTTCTTAGAGCTGTTAATGCGTTTATAGTGATTAGTAATAGCAACAGCCAAAACTATTTTAGCTTCTTCTTGCCCTATTACATATTGATCAAGATATTCTTTTATATTGCGAGGATCAGGAATATCTATTGCTGTTGATTGTTTGCTGCTAGTTTTTTTATCTTTTATTAATTTATCGCATAATTCTACACACTCACTACATATTGCGACTTCATGTCCTACAATTAATCTACTCACAGAATTTTTATGTTTAGCACAAAATGAACAATGATCAATTTTTTCTGTCATATTAACCTAAATCGATAGAATTTTTAAGTTTTTCTGCTATGCGTTCACGCTCAATATCACTTAGCAAGTCAGGATCATATTCACCTGACCCAATTTTTTCAATAAGATGATTAATATACGCATCATCATAAATGTAACCATCGCTTAAATTTTTATTTACTTTAATCCATTGTACTCCATTATATTTGTATAGTTGGCTTGGCAAATTATCTACTCTTAAAAACATATTACCTTTTTCGGCTGTTTTAGGAAATTCTATGCCAAACCCCCTAACTTCACCAACAGTCGGTTCATTGTCGGGCTGTAAGTGTAATTCTTTTAAATTTAGTAAGTCGCGATCACTTAGCCCAAGACCTTCAACATGTTCTATGTGTTTCCAAGGCAATTCTGTTATCACACCATTTCTAAAATCATCTAAATATTGTTTATATGTTTTATCGGGATTTTGTGACTTCCACATACGCATAACATGTTTTTCCATATCACTGCCATACGGCTCTATATCAGTTGGTTCTTCGACAATTATTTCTTCCTCAACTGGTACTTCGGATGTTGATGCGGGTGTAGTAGAAAACATCCAACCAGGCGGGCTTGGATCCGTATGTAGCTGATCATCTTTAGTATTGTCAGTATCAAATAATCCCATAGCTCTATAGTAATCTTCTGGAGATATTTGTGTAGGTTGGTCTGTAACGGGCTCAACATTTTCTAAATCCCTAATCCAATAGTGACTATCGTCTATATCATCGTTAGAGTTATGTTTCGCTTGCTGATCCCAAAACCGAGCTCGGCTACGAGCACGATCAAACCAAGATTCTACAGATTTATCTTCAACAGATTCGTCTTCTTTTTTCCTGTTGGGAGTGAATAAATCTATTTTTCGCTCCCACTCAAAAGTCTTAGTGGCGGCCAATAATAATGTAAGAGCAAGTGGATCAAACACAATAACAATAAGAATAATCACCCAGCGTACCGCTTTTTCTAAAATGTTAGCATCGGGGTTATCGCCGTAGATAAGTGCCGCAATATACTTAATAGGACCAACTTCGGCTTCAACTTTGCGAACTTCGCTAGCAATAGGCGCCCGTTGTTCTTGTAATTTTGTAATTTCAGCTTGAGCTTTACTAATATCGTTTTGTAAATTACTTCGTTCTTTAGCTTGACCTCTGCGTATAGCGACTGCCTTATCTGCTCCTTTTTCGTCTGTACTGCGACCCATAACTTGATCTACTGCGGTATCCATTTGAGCTAAAGCCGCCCTAGCTGTTTTAATGTTATCTTTTTGTGTTTGAATTTTATCATCAAATATTTGAAGTTGCGCTTGGGCATCTCCAGATGGTATTGCTTGATCTAAGTGAGCTTTGGACAAAAATCCAAAAACACCCATACTAGTTAATAACATAAGAATAGCTACAGCCGAACATAGATAAATTTTATATTGTAGTTCAGCTTTATCCCAATATTTGTGTAACCAAAGTGTGGTAATAATTTTACCGATTTCTAAACTGCCACCGAGTACCACAATAGGCCAAAACGCCGCCGCAAAAATAGCTGTTAATCCAAGTATGGAATAGACTGCCGCCGATAATGAAATTATTAAGGCTGTAAAGAGAGTTAAGTATCCGAATATCATTTAGTTATTTAGCGCCAGGTTCTGTGTTTTTCTGCTACCCATTCCTTGCCATCGTATTCTTCGATATACCATTCTATTCCGGTAGGAATTTCTATAACCTTAAGTGTAGCATAATCACTACCAGAATCGCTACCTAATTGGCGAACTGTGTTGACTAACGCTGGGTCGTCTCTAGCAATATCTTTGTCAAAAAATTCTAATCCGTTAACCACGATCCTATCACCCAACCGAAGTTGGGTATCGCGATCTTTTTGTGGTTCTAATGTATAAGCCATACCGGCTAGTTCTAAATAAAGCAGTTTGGCTTCTCGGCTAAGACCAAAACCGCCGTATTGAGTATTAATTACAATACGCTGAATACCACGCAACTTTTTAATAAGTTCAACATGATCTAGATTTATTTCTGCCATTTATTGATACTGATATTAAAATCTCGTTCTGCCGCAATAAGTCGGTTTTCTAAATTAGTTATTTTACGATCTAATCGAATTTGTCTGACAATTAATAAAATTACAGCAACCACAACTATTGTAAACATCAATCCCCAACCAGCAACTAAGCCATAGGTCCACCACCAAAGGCTGTCAACCGCATCAGTTAATATTTTAATAGGATTGATTAGTGTTTGCATTTATATTAATTACTCTGGTTGTCCACCTGTACAAGAGCCGCCCTCGAACCAAAGACCTTGTGCTTCTTTTTGATACTGCGCTAATTCATACTCGTTCTTTTTAATTTTGTATGCTTCTTCAGTTAGAGCATGCCAACCACAACACTTACCAGTCGGGCTACGACCGCATCCACATAAACCTGCTACTTCTGCTTTAGGCATCATTTGCTGTTTTCCTACCTGTAATTTTAGGTATATCTTTTTCAGTGAGTTTACTTAGTTCATCTGCGAATACTTCGTTGAACGCATTGGCAGCTTCGTTCAGATTATCTTCCATAGACGGTGACGGCCACTTACTCACCTCTTCTTGCTTGGATACTGTAATACGTTGTAATGCTACGATAGGATCCCATGGTTGGCAATACTTTTCACGATTTTTCCGGCCTTTGGCGGTCATAGGATCATAATCAACCCATGAAAACTCTGTGCCATCACACTTGGGACAATGGCTATTGTATTCTTCGTCATCGCGGCGGTCGTCGCTTGTGCCTACCCACCCGCAATTTTTATTGTCGCAAATCAAACTGGGTGGCTCGGGCGGTTGATTGACCCAAGACGTTGTGTCCCAATTATAACCTTGCCAGTAAACAATACTATCATCGGAAATAATACCTTCTTTACCGTAATTGAATTCTACAAAATTAGTTCCATTCCAGTATAAACTACCGTATGTAGTTCCATACCCCCAATTACAACGGTACCAACCTTGATACACTGGTTTATATTTTTTAAATTTAAACTCGGGTGACTTCTCCCAGTCATCAGGACTTGGGCCAGATTCAGGGACGTCCCAAGAATCCGATGGTTCAAATACTTCTTCGTCCTCGCTTAAAATCCATTTATTTTCAGACCATTTGCCGGTAGTGCTGTAATCGTTATTATCTACATCTTCTCCATCATACATAACACCATTAGTTAACTGCCAACCGTCTGCGTCATTGTAACTTATTTTTAATTTACTAGGATCAAATGGTGCTTTAAGTTCAATGTCGCCGCCAAACAATAATCCTTTTTCGCCTTGTGCTCCAAAAAATACTACTTGGCCTTTGGGTAACTTGTCAGAAATATAATATTCTTCATCTTCCTCAACTTCAACACCTGCGGCTTCCAAAGATGCAATATCTAAAGGGCAAGACCAAATCATATTACCGTTTTCGTCATATACCTCTACCTGATTACCATCATCCATGGTAGCGCCAGATGCGTGTATTAAATTATCACATTCATACGCACTACCAGCCGGAAATGGTTGAAATTCTTCGGGAATTTCTAGATCATCGTCCCACGAGCTAGCGTATTCTTCGATATCTATATTATTGTCTCTAAAATAATCGTAAATTTTACGATCGACTGAACCAATATAAACTTCGCCACCGTAGGCGCCTAACTCAATTCGATATGTTCGCGGAGTGAACTTAAGAGTTTGAATAAGTTCTTCTTGTTCCCTAATTGTTGCCATTAATTATCCTTGTTAAACTGAGATATAAACCAAACAGATACATAACCTATTAAAAGAGCAGCGGCAATAGTGAGAATAGCTTCAATCAACCAGTTATCTAATACCATCTTATTTCCTTTAATAATTATATATTATATGATCATTGCTATATAAAATCAACTTTTTATTTTACCAATCACACTTACTAATGCGCCACGGAAATACCAATCACCGCCCAATGTATCATTAGGCCGTCCTGTTACTTTTCGAAAACTAGTACCAGGTCGATTTTTTGCGTCTAAAGTAAATTCATAAAATTCATCGGGTGTTAACATATATTCTTCGACTGGCCCAGAAGCTGTCGAATCAGCATAAGCTAATTCCATTTGTTCAAAAATGTTAAATTTTCTGCGTTTTATTTTCATTAATAATTTTCCTTGACCATGTAATATGTTGGCTTTGGATACTTTTCTAATAGTTCTTCTGCCTTAATAAATTTATTCATTTCGGGAGCGGTGAAGAACATTTTATCTAGTATCTTTTTGTTAGTGCCAGTTTCAACAATAGTTAAGTACCAAGATTTAACAGCCATATTATTTTTTCCTTTTTATAATTTTTCGCCAGGCTCGAAACCACGGAATCGAACAAATCTTGGGAACCGTAAACTATATGTTCCATCTTGATTTTGGGTAACAGCGTCGGCAGCAACTTCTACAATATTACCAATGAGTTGGTTAGCATTATCCCAATAACTAATCCTATCGTCGTCCGTAAGTCCACTACCGACATTGACTTTAATATTTCTATTATCATCTACACCTTCACAAATAAATGCGCCAAGTCTACCCGCATTGCGGCCTGTACCTTCTTCGATACCTACAATATTTAAATCGACGGTAATTACAGGTTTCCATTTCATCCAAAATGTACTGCGTTTACATTCGTAAGGAGCATCGACATCTTTAATCATGATGCCTTCGAACCCATCTACAACTGCGTCATTTGCATAGCGTCGCAATATATCATGTCCTTCACTAATACTAAGGTCAACTTCAATGCCGTCCATAACACGAATACAATCTGTATTATCTTCAAATACACTACGATATTCTTCTAATATATCCAGGCGCTTATATTGTTGAGCATTCCAGTAACCGCGCTCAAAGTCCGCCAATGGAATAATATCAAATACGGAATATACCATATCGTTAGTTTCTACATTAGATTTTCGTTGAGCTTGTTTCATCAATGCTTGAAAACTTGCTCCAATAACTTCGCCATCTAATACAAATCCTGTCTTAAATTTTGAAAAGAGCTTGGCAAATTTATTTTTATTATCTTCTATAGATTCTACAATATGTGGAAAATTTTCAAAAGGCTTGCCATTGCGACTGTATAAATTAACACTACCTTTAGTTACAACTGCGAGAACTCTAACGCCATCTAATTTTTGTTCGAGACGTTTTACACCTTTCATTTTGCCTAAGTGTTTGTTGGAGTCAGTGGCTAGCTGGCATTCAAAAACAGGAATAGCCCATTCAGTATTGCCTAGTATTTTGTTAAGTGTACGCTCGGTAATGCCACATCTTAAGTCTTTAATCAATACAGGTCGGCACAATTCATTCCATTCTGTGCTATCAAACTGATCTGCAATATTTTGAATAGCATCGCGAGCGGCGTGTCCAGTCACGGAGCGAGTCCGCAAGGCCTCGCACAAACCCCAAAATTTTGGCCAAGGATTAGGCATATGATCGAGCCCTTCTGTTTCAGGTACTTTCTTAACACCAAAAACATAATAAGGGTTATATGCTTGATAACAATTAAACAAGAAACATTGAGCATTAGCCGAGCCAAGTTTGGCTGCCATTAGTGCTTTTTCAATAACTGATTCTTTGTGTAAACGGCTATCACTGCTTTTAAGGTCACGGATCCAATCTGCCGCCAATTTGATTCCTTCGAATTCCTTAGACTCAAAGTCTAGTGTGCTACTCATATTATTTACTTTGCCCTTCTTGATGTTTATATTCCCGCTTTAACCAGAATTTATATTTTCTAAAATATTCTGTACTATTAGCTATATCTGTTTTTTGCCCGTAAGCTAACATTTCATCTAAATGTTCATACCATTTTTCAGTACACCAATGACGAAAGGATTGTTTGTTCATATTGTTCCTTTTAGCATCGACCACATGGCAGTTTGTTCTAAATCTTTTTCAAACTCAGGATATATTGTATCTAAATTATTTTTGTCAACCCCGATGTAGCCTTTGGATGTTTTTTGTTTAATTAATTGATTCAATCCATAAGCACTTACAATAAGAGGTTTAGTTTGTAATTTTTTTCCACGACGGCCCCAGAAGGTGACATACTTCATGGTGCCAAGTTCAATGGCTCCCCATACTTTATCATGGTTATTTTCTTTGCACCAACCGATAAAACAAAATCTCACTTTTTCTCCATAATGTGTTTAATAACAGCACTGGCCTCTGGAAAGCCTTCTCGTTCTTTTTTCATAATCACCATTTCAATCATGTCTTGTTGTAGGTCATGTAGTCCAGAAACAAAAGTCATAATCTCTTCGCGTTTCATGGTCATTCGAATACTGCCAATTATTTGTTCACGAGTTTTTTTGGAATCCATTATGCTACCCCCACAGGGTCTTGGTCATAGTCGCCTTCCCATACTGCGACAAGATCGTCCATTTCAATATAATCTTTAAAATATATGTAGGCATCTTCGATGCTATGCCCACTGGCTTTCCAACTTAAAATTTCTAGTTGAATATTCTTGAAATACCCCATTATGCTACCTCCTCAACATTTACTTTGCGATTCCACACCATCTCGGTACTAGTGCTCATTACTTGAGCCTCCATTTCTTCCCAAGTTAATGTTGGTTCAGCATAAATGATTCTACCCTCATACTCCAATTGAGATTTTTCATAGTCTGACAAATAATTGTCTGCCTCGAATGTAGCCGATAAAATATATTCGCGAGCATACTCGTTTGAGTATTCTACATCGGCAAGATTAATATAGTCCTGGATATCAGATGTAGAATCAACACCTGTTAGTTTATACTCGGAACCACCCTTGAACTTCCAGTACTGAGGGCATTCGCCTTTACCGTCCCAATCGTGGGCACCGTAATTTTCCATAAACTGTGTACGAATAACTAGCATCATTTTGAGCTCCTTTTTATTAACTATACAAGTATTATAGCGAATTTGGAATTAATTGTCAATCGGATATCGTAAACCGCTTAACCACAATATTTGTAGGGGTTCCTAACTTAACTTCTTTAGCTGGTTTACACTCAGCTTTCATGCTGGTAAATTTTTCTTGATAATATGTTTGTTTTGCTAAACAATTATCTTGTGCCAAATAAACCGAGTGTACGGTAAAATTGGCAGGATTACCAATCCAAAATATTAATGCCCATTTCATATACACTCTCCTAAATTTTTAGTACAGAGCAAGATTAATATACTATGCTGTAAAATCGTAAGCATATTCTCCAGTTTCACCGATCGGACTAACTAATACTTTTCCAAAACCAATAACTTCAGACAATCTATGGAATACCTCACGGGCTTGTACTTCATTAATAGTACGAACAAATAATGTACCATTGTACAACTCTGTTTTTACAGATTCGTTTGTAAGTGTTACTTTAACTAATTGATCTAATAAAGTTGCGAACATTTTAACTCCTATTTGTTTACTATAGAACTAGTTTAACAAAATGGTAATTTCTTGTCAACCAAAATAAAACCCCGCTAATCAACGGGGTTTTAAGTGTTGTATTTCTACAACGGTGCGTACTCGCATGGGTGTTAGGTTACTACTGGGGGTGGGTACGGAGGTTGTGCTGGCAATAGAGTCGCCTGTGGCGGCGGAGTATCAGGATTTGAAGGAACATTAATACTTGGTTTTATTCCAGTTGATGTAACACCTGATTGCCCCTGTCTTAATGTTGCTATAATTGCTTCTCCACCTATTGTAGTTTTATCTGCTACTGCTTCGAGAAATTGTGCTGTACCGCCAACTGTTGTATCCTGGCCGTATGTTGGCAAAGAAAAGACAAAGCTGAAAATAGAAGACGTACTATTTGGTAGTAAGTTGGCAAAAACAATATCTGCTCCTAATTGTATTGATTTTTCCAGATTTAGTTGAGCGGCCATATTTGACCAGTTTGCGTTTAAATTACTTGTTTGGGTTGGGTAAGTAGATGTTATAGTTGGAATAACATTTGATGTGGTAGCCGGAATAAGGCCAGCTCCTCCTGTATTACCTGAAATTGTTTGGCCACTAAATGCCGCATTAAGATTATCGTAGGTGCCGTTAGCAGGCCCTGATGGAATGACGATAGGTCCTGTGGTAATATTTCCGTAACTTCCGTTAGCTGTGGCAGTCATATCAATGTAGATATTGGATAAATTACTTAAATTCATAGTGCTAGTAATATTAATTGTATTAGCCAAAGCATTAGCAGATACCACACCAGCTATTGTTCCCATAGCATCAGAAATAGTAATAGTGCCGTTATTACTAGTGCCAACGCCAAGTTTATTAACGATAGCATTAGCAGAGTTAGCTGGCACCGCCGAGGTAGCGTTTGTTATTAGTGGTAACCCAAAAGTGGTTTGAACATTGGTCACTGTATTTGCGAATTCTGGAAGATTCATAGATGCTATCCCAGTGATCTGTAACATAGATACAGACAAGGCTTTATTAGCTAATGCTATGTCTGGCGGAATAATTTGGTTTAATCGATCTAATGTTGTCATGATAAGGTATTCGATGCCACTTTTGGTAAAAATTGTTTTACAGTAGAATTAACTGTTCCGGCAGAATCAATGTATATATTTTGAGTTACTCCATTGATGCCAGTTACGGTTAGCGATTGAAAACTGTTAGGAAATATCTTATATGGATTTAATAAATCTGCCATAGTATTAATATTAGGAGTTGTGACTCCTAATAATGTTAATACTTGAGTTAGTAATGTGCCATTAATTTGTGTCATGGCATTGTACATGGCTTTTTGATCAACATCTGTCGCGGTTATATTTGTAGAAACAAATTTTACCACAGTATCTTGATTAACTCCTGCGTTAACAAATGCTGCTGATAAATCTGGAGTGATCCCGCCAACTGCGGCTAATTGTTTGATGAGTGCTAACGGAGTTCCAAGTTCAGGTAAATTAGCTAAATTGATTAATCCGCCTAATGCTTGTAAATCTTTACCCCATAACTCAGTGCACGCATTTACATCTGTAATGCCGCCCGAGACCAAACTATTATTGCCAGGAAAAATACCGCCTAAGTATGTTTGACTGTTTACTGCTGAATTAATAAAACTGTTTGTTACACCGTTGTAGCCCACCAATGCGCTAAAGCCTTGACAAAATACTGAAACATCTTTTCCTGTATTAGAGGAGATATATGAGTTGGCAGTCTGTGATAATAAGGTTGTAAATAATTTATTAGAAGGCTGAGTTGTGCTATTTGATGGAATACTATCGCTTAGTGCTGGACAAGTATTTGTGCCAAGCCTATATAATTGGGATAAAGTATTTGCTGCTAAATTTGCTGTTATACAAGTCGATATAGCTTCTCTTAATGCGGCGACATAAGGAAGATTTTGATAAGTGTCTACATTGGATACAAATACAGCATTTACACTTATACCTTGATTGTAAAGTAAATTAGCTGTAGTTGTAATTTGAAAAGGAGTTAAGACGCTAGACATATTAGCCTCTTACATTAGGACTACCTTGAATGCGGGCATGCCCGCAAGTATCAGTATCACTTACTAATATGATACGCTTACCTTTTACTCTTATCCGTGATTCTGTAGCGCGACATTGAGCAATGTCATGTTGAATAGCTCCTCTAGGATGTGGGTGCGGGGTTACAGGTGAACCCTCAACAGCAACGTCTAATTTGTTTATTCGTACCGATGGCTCGCCAGATATTACCTTGCCGCCGCCACTATTTACATCACCTACACGAACTATTTGTCTGCTCATTTTATCCCATTATGATCGAAGGTTTACGGACTGGTTTGAGCCCGGTGGTAGCTTCGAGATAATGATCGCCAACTTCTTCCCTAGTTGAACAAATCATTGCTACTGCTGTTTTATTTATAGTAGCATTTTCTTTGGGATCGCCTGTAAAAACGGTATAGATTAGTTGTATGCCTTTTTCTGTAGGTACAGCACTTAATGGCTGGGCTACAATGTAAGTATCTTCTGTGACCTCTACTACTTTACCGACAATTTCGTCTGCGTTAGTTAATTTAAATGTATAAACCTTGTCTTTTTCTACTAGCATATTATCCTTGGAAATGTTTGCGGAGTTCTGTAAACCCGCCAATATAGTTATCGTCTAAAAAGATCTGAGGTAAAGTTCTTGCGGTTGGTACAGCTTCTAATAACTGGTCTTTAGTCCATTCGTGATTTATGTTACGCTCTTCAAACTCAATATTTTTTTGCTTTAATAGTGATTTGGCTTGAACGCAAAATGGGCAGGAGTCCTTGCTCCAGACAATAGCTTTAGTCATTTTAATTTCCTTTATTATTATAGATTTGGTAACTGGTCGTAATCCAGTGTATCACTCATTACTCCAATAACATAATTAGTAGACTCAGTTTCTTGGAGTGCCGATTGCTTATTAGAGATATTCAAGTGTTTGTTGAACCATGGAATAGGCGTTGTTTTAGGAGCAGGAGTTTGATACTTAACACCAATCTCTTTTAAAGCGCCGAGAGCCGTATAGTCAACAAAATCTTTTAGTATCGATGCGTTAAGACCAATAACAGGACCTTTTTGAAATAGATAGTCTGCCCATTGTTTTTCTTCACGAATAACATCTAAATACATGGCATATACTTCTTGTTCACAATCTAATTTCGCTTTAGCGAAACGGGGGTCTTCTTTGACTACCTGATTGATTAGCCAAGCTGTCCAATCTTTATGTAGTATCTCGTCCTGTAGAATTAATGAGATAATATTACCATTGCCGATAAAAATACGATTTTCTACCATAGCTAAACTTGTAGCAAACGACACCATAAATCTAAAAGCTTCTAACCCGTAACTGGCATTTAGTGCTAACCATATTGCTTTTATATGTTCATACTCGTCAACACTTTCCCCTAACTCTTTGCGACAATTAATAATATGCAATCCATCGTAATATTTTCCAACAGAAGAAGCCATGCCAATAATTTCTTGAGTATTATGAATAGTATTAAAAACATCTTTAGGTACATTATAGATATTGCGTATGATGTGACTATAACTACGGCTGTGTATATTTGTTTCGAAGAATCCCCAATTATACATCAATGATTCCAATTCAGGTATAGATACCACAGGAGTAAATACCTGTGTTGGTCCGCGACCTTGTAAACTGTCAAGAGCCGTTTGTCTAAGTAAATTACTGGTAAAAATATGTCGTACTGTATCAGACGATTCCTTAAAATCATTAGCATCTTTGGTTAACGAAATTTCTTCAGGAACCCAAAAAAACCCGCGGGCTTCTTGTTCAAATTTTACAATTTTATTATATTTTACTTCTTCAAATCGTTGGATAGTTACAGGCCCGGCTGGGTCCAGGAACATCTTACGATTAAGATAATCTGTTTTAGTTTTTAGGTTGTATTGTGCTTGGCTCATTTTCATCTTTAAATTCTATTACTAATCCGTTTTCTTCATCAATATATGCTGATTCAAAATTGGGATCTTGTAGTGCAACTAATATCATTTCTTTAGCTTCGTCTTCGATATAAAAATCTGGGCTAATATTTCTTATCATTAACCATTCTGTTAATTGTTGATCCAAAGTTTTTAGAACTTGTCCATCGTTGTTAACAAATTCTACATCAACAATATCTTCGTCTGATGATATTTTCATTTAGAATTGATCCGTTTCTGTTGAGTGTTCCAATGCAGCGAGTGTGTGTAAATTGTATTGTGCTCGGCTCATTGAAAGGCTCCAATTGGTACGGCAATAATACCTGGCTTTTTGTGACTTTTATGGTCGTGTCCTTTACCTGGTACTCCATGAGGCTTATTGTGTGCCCGCATATCAGCTGACCCTAGGGCTTGGTCATAGTTAACTTCGCCTCTAAAACAACCAATGGCATAAGGAAATTCATTGTTCAAGTGATAGTGATAGATATTCTGCATCTTGCCATCCCACATCACTGGATGAGTGTGTCCATGACATTCGTCCAGTTGGTCGTTGGTAACCATTTTGCCATCATCACCTCTGGGACCATAGATACCAAATCCATCCAGGGCATAGCCAAATAGTGGTGAATGTCCTGTGGTTCCTTGATTGGGGAAACACTTCCAGCTGTAACCATGCAGATGATATTGTTGAGCATAAGGATGTCCCCAGCACTGATCAACAGGCAAGATTGAAGCAGGTGGATACCATGCTGTGCTACTGGCGTTGGCAATTTCAGCATGCCATACTGTGCCTGTGAGGGTGACACCAATTGGCAATGCGGCAATGGGATTTGGCTTGGCACTTAGCTTGGGATATTTAGGTAGTTGAATATTCAACTCATAAGGACTGATACCAATAGCCGCTGCACTGGAATAGTCGTGGCCAGGAAAGCCTGTTCTAAAATCGTGTCCGCCTGGAGCAGCTTGGTAATACTTGTAAGCAGGAGTACCAGGTTGTACAGGAAAGTCGCCCATTGCTGTGTTTGGCAATCCATTGCCTACAAAATAACGATACTTGGCATCTTCAGTAATAGTAAACACACTACCTTCTTTTGCGTAATCTTTGGCATATTTGGTGCCACTCACAAATGGCATCTTTGCGATGACCACTGTGTTGTTTGTAGTATCCATCCAGGGTTGTGTGCTTAGTTTGAATCGTGTATTGGCAGGAACTGCCGCAAGAAAATCTGCGGCCATGAATAGTCCATTCCTTTGAGCTTCATAAGGACTTATGGTTCCCGAGCTTAACAATGTGGTTGGTTCATCCGATGCTATGGCATTGCCTACAACAAATAATACTGCTAAAAATCCTAATTTAATATTCTTCATCATTTCCTTTGCTTTATAATTTACAAGCTTCGCAATCTTCTTGATTGTCGAAATCTATTATTTCTAATTTTTCTTCTACTTCGTCTTGACCTTTACTACCTTGTTTATTGATCAAACTATAGTAGAAAGTCTTTAATCCCCACCTATGTGCCAACATTAAATTTTTAGCAATCAATGTAGTTGGAACTTTTCGATTAGCAAAATGCGCTGGATTATAGAAAGTATTAGTTGAGATACTTTGATCGATATAGACAGCCAGCACACTAGCTGTCTTGAGATAACCATCACAATCTTTTTGTTCCCACATCAATTGATATTTATTTTTTAATTTATTATACTCGGGTGCTACTTGAATTAAACTTCCTGCTTTTGATTCTTTAACAGTAATTAAACTCATTGGCATTTCAATTCCGTTAGTACTGTTAATAACTACAGAAGATGATTCAACAGGCGCAACAGCCATTAGTGTTCCATTACGAACTCCATACTGTTTCATATTATTGCGTAAGGTTTCCCAATCTAATTCAGGAGTAAAATCAACTAACTCATTAACTGCTTTAGCACGAAGTTCCCAAGGAAATACACCTTGACCGTAACGAGTTTTATCTGAATGTAAACAAGGGCCACGTTCTTTAGAAAGTTCTACTGTGGCTTCTGTTAGGTAATAGGCTTGGTGCTCCATCCAAGATTTCACCTCTAACAGGGCATCTTTGTCGCCATACTTCAAACCCCGTTTAGCATGCCAGTAAGCTAGATTAGTAATGCCAATACCTAAAGGCTGTATTTCGTCGTTACTCAACTGTGACTGAATAGAAAGAAAATCTTGGTAGTCCAGTATATTACATAGACTGCGATGGAGTATGCGGCAAGCCCTGCGCATGTCTTCAGGATTGCGGAACGCACCCCAGTTGATTGATCCCAGTGTGCACAAAGCGATACGGCCAGTATCGTCATCCAGACGGCGAAAGGGCTTAGTAGGTAATAGAATTTCACAGCATAAATTTGACTGATAGATGGTATGGTACTCAGGATCAAAGGGTCCCTGGTTTATGACATTGTCAATAAACACGAGATAGATACGACCTGTGTCAGTTCTCTCCTTTAGTATACCGCCTTTGAAAACTTCCTCGGCACTGATTACCTTCTTGCGAAGGTCTTTTCTTTTTTCATACTTGACATATAACTCTTCAAATTTCGCTGTGTCTTTGTAAAATGCTTCATACAGGTCTGGCACTTCGTTAGGATCAAAGAACGTAATCGATTCCTTGTTCTTAAAACGCCGCCAAAAGAACGATGACAGTACCACTCCGTAATCCATGTGTCGTACTCGTGTTTCTTCAGTTCCTTGATTGTTCTTGAGCACAATGAGATCATCAAATTGATAATGCCAGATAGGATAGAACACAGTAGCACTTGCATTACGGATACCTCCTTGACTACAACTACGCAAATCGCCAAACCATTTTTTCAAGAATGGAATCATACCAGTGTGCATGACTTCGCCACCACGTATGGCGGCACCTAGTGGGCGTAGGCGACCAACTTCCAAGCCGATGCCGGCTCGCTTGGCCGCATACTTGGCCATCATCTCCCCACTAGCAAAAATAGAATCCAGATCGTCGTCACTGCGGATAAGCACACAACTAGAAAACTGTTTAGTTGGAGTGCCAAGACCAGCCAACACAGGTGTAGCAAGAGTAAATAGACCATCTGACGCACAGTTGTAATACTC